ACCTAGCAAACAGCACAATCTCCGGTACTTCCCTTGGTAGCAACCTACCAACTGCAACTTTTGCAACTTCTGGTACTGGTCTAAGTGGTAGTGCAACCTACAATGGTACTGGTTCTGCTACCTTCACCGTTACATCTAACGCAACTAGCGCGAACACCGCTTCTGCAATCGTTGCTCGTGATGGTTCTGGTAACTTTAGTGCAGGCACAATTACTGCGGCACTAACTGGTAACGTAACTGGTAACGTAACTGGTAACTGTACTGGTTCTTCTGGTTCCTGTACTGGTAACTCTGCAACAGCAACAACTGCTACAAACCAAAGTGGTGGTACTGTTAGTGCTACAACTGGTACTTTTAGCGGCAACGTTGATATCGGTAACGCAACTAGCGATACACTAACAATCACTGCTCGTGTTGATAGCGATATCGTTCCATCCACAAACAATGCTCGCGCATTGGGTGCAGATTCGCTACGTTGGTCGAACATCTACAGTAATGACTTGGACCTATCTAACGAAGGTAGCGTGAATGATTTCGACGGCACTTGGGGTTCTTACTTGATTCAGGAAGGCGAGGAAGATCTATTCATCCTCAACCGCAGAAACGGTAAGAAGTACAAGTTCGTGCTTCAAGAAGTTTGAAGCTTATTATAAATATAATCACGGAGATTAACAGACAATGGCTTTTCACGGATCAGGTTCGAATATTACGAACACAACCAGTGTAGCTGCTGGTAACTATGGTTCTGCTAACGCAGTTCCATCGATTACAGTTGATGCTAACCAAAGAATTAGTGCAATCAATACCAATGCGATCACACTAACTGCTGCTATCAACGCTAACGCTTCTGTTGGCGATATTGGTACTTACGCTTTCATGCAGCAATCCTCCGGTAACACCCAGTACGCACCTGGTGCTACCCTAGCGGGTTCATCCTTGCGTTATTCTGACGCTACCGGTCGTATTCACACCACGACACCTGCTGGTAACTGGCGTTGTATGGGTTATGACTCGGGTGCTGCCCTAGTCAACACCGGTACAGGTACTGGTTCTGGTTCAGGTTCGGGTACAATCAGTGGTACCCTACAAGGCGGTAACGTTCAAGGTAACACATCCGTTCAGGGTGGTAAAGGTTCCGGTGGATATGTTCCTACCAACCACCTTGGTGTTGGTGGTAACGTCGGTGGTAATGCTACCATTAACACTGTAACTGTTAACAGCATTACAGTTAACACCACTGTTGCATACTCTGCGACACTTTGGTTGCGCTATTCTTGATATACAAAGGAGGAAATTAAGAAATGTCTCACATCGTAGCAGCCCGCAATCCAAAGTGGGCAAACCCAGAACACAACATGATCGACATCGAGGTCGATTTTGAAGGTTATCCAGAAGAGTATCTTCCATACACCTGCTCCCCAACTGATGTTGTAGAGCACTCCCGTACTCTATATGCTCAGGCAGTAAATGGTGACTACGGCACCATTGCTGAGTATGAAGATTGGCTAAAATGGAACCCAGTAGATAAAACTACCATTGAAGTTTCTAATGAAAGTTTGGTTCAGATCCTCCTTGAGAAAGGTGTTCTGACTGACGCAGAAGTTGATACCATCTTGGTTGAAAAGACCGAGACTGTTGGTTTCTCAAGAAGCACTACAGACGGTACCAACCGTATTTGGAACGGCGTATATTGATATAAAATGGCTGCTGATCAATCTGATAAGTGGCATCACTCAATGTGTCGTTATCTGGGTCTCGACTCGGATAACGACTTTTTATTTGGGATTATGCCTGGTGTCTGTCGCGAAGTAGTCGGCAGACGTGATTTTATGTACACCAACCCAGAATGTTTCAATTCTAAGTTAGTTTATTCTTTCACAGAGTATCACCATAGGAAGATAAACAAATCTAAGTTTGTGAAGTCCTATTATGGTACGATGCCCTTTATGTGGGATCTAGGACTGATGGATTTGAGTAAGCAATATAAACCAGAAGGGTCATTGTTCTTCTTACCAAGAGATGACCAAGTAACTATTAGAGAAGACGAATATAAAATTGTACAGGAGTGGATTAATTGGGCACCACGTCCTATCACATTCCTACTACCATGGCGTGAATGCGACATCTGGAAGAACTGGGATAAACTAACGCTGCCCAAGGATAGTCTGATCGTTCAGATGAGTGATCGTGTAAATAGACAGTTCATTTTATCAGACCTATTCTTGAGGCATGATAGTGTATACATTCCTTGGCCAGGTACTGATATCTACTATGCCGAATTCTTAGAGAAGAAAATTCATATCTACGATAGCATCAAGAGATATAGAACCAAAACTGATGACGAAGCAGAAAGACCAAATAATCCAGTAATCAGATTTTTGAAGTGGGGATATGATTATCTAAATAATACTCAGAAAGAATTTTTTCACTGGACTGAGAAGTGGAACGACATCGATGTGAATGATCGAAGATTTCTTACAACAAAAGTTCTGGGACTTGATGCACTCAAATCACCAGAACAGTTGCGTGAGGATATGATTAAACAAGGTTTTCTACAATCTGACCTAGAATTTCACAGCACTGGGATGTATCAACAGTCCTATGAATGGTTGAAAAAGAAAACCGAAAAATTCGTAAATTCTAGTTGTAGCAGCACTTGTGCTACTATATACGACAAACTTTAGAATTGACGAAAGAAGTCTTTATCGTTCCAACCCTTATCATCGACGTAATGCATTGCTCTAGGCTTGCCGAAGAACAGTTGATGATAAGAAACTCCCCATTCTTTCAGTTGAGTTTCTGTTAATTCTCGCATATTTTCATCTGCTACCTGCTGATTGTTCTCTGCTCCAAGCATACCACGAGCAGTCATTAGGTAAATTGTAGCGCCACGATCATAGAGTTGATTGACGATGCTGATGCGGGACTTGATTGGTTGAGCATTTTCACAGTCTCCCGCCATTTCAGTACAAATAGTTCCGTCAATGTCGAAGCAGTAGACTTCAGCGTTCGGATCAAGATCGAGCATTAGGCAGTTTTGGAAGGACTACACCATTATACTCCATAAGGCGGTAGATTGTCCATAGGGCATTGACCTCAAACTCGTGATAGGTATCAACATCAATTACAATAGTATCAATATCTTCACTGCTCACTCGTTCAGGTGCTAATACTAATACGGGCATAGCATAAGCATAAGTATTAAGAATATCCACCATTTCAGATTGAGCACGACATGTAATAGCGATAATCAAATCACAATGTTGTGTAGCATAATCTAACCAGGGTTCTTTCCAGCAGTCATCACCACCTACTGCAGTCAGATGTACAGCATCAGGTGCAAAACAAAACTTACCCATGTGTCTGTTAATATCAGACGCCATGTGTTGAGCAATGGATAAGTTACCACCAGTACCAATTAAACATATCCTAGATGCTTGATTGAGCATCCAAGCACCACGTTCTAGATCAGCGTTTGTTAAGTTCATGTTCGATTTCTTGGATGTGATGAGGTCTATCTACTGCTCTTACTTTACCACATTTTAGATCATATGGAATAACTTTATATTTTCCACAGAACCCAATAGTATCTAGTCCCTTCCAATATTCTACAAAAGTCATATCAAGATTGGGAAAGTCGCAGATAACATTCTTACGGTACACATATATTCCCAACTGGACAACTACATTTCTACAGATAATATCTGGCGTCCTTACCATATGTGTGACTACACCATTATTGATTACCATCTTGACTACATCTTCATCTTCTACTTCATTTTCTTCCAACATCCTTGCTGCCTGCACCATATCACAATCATAAGTTACACTATACCAGATTAGAGCATCCAACCACCTAGGATCAGTCAGTGGTTCATCTCCTTGAAGATTAATAATGTAATCACTTTCCAGAGTTTCAGATACTTCCGCGACTCGATGAGTGCATGTATAGTGAGTACCTGTGATTCGGGATTGGTATCCATTTATCTCACACAATCGTCTGATAATTTCATCTTCAGTAGCAATGATGATCTCATCAATATACTGAGACTGTTTAGCAATGTCTGCTACACGCAATACCATTTCTCGACCATTGATCTTCGCTAATGGTTTACCAGGAAATCTAGAAGATTTCATCCTGGATGGGATGATGCAAGTGATCTTCTTATTGTTTAACATATTTTTCATTCCCAAAAAATACACAATCAAGACCATCAACCATAGCACTATTTTTGTCGGAAGCAATAGGTTTGCCTCCTACATTTAGTGATGTATTGAGAAGTATTGGTAAACCAGTCTTCTCCTCAAATTTGGAGAGTAATCTATAAAATGAACTATTTGATGCCTCAGATACTGTCTGATGCCTACAAGTTCCGTCTACATGGGTGATAGGATCAAGACCATCCACCAATACATTAGAATTATACAACATATAAGGACTGTCGTCAATATCAAAATACTTACTTGCTGCTTCTTTGATTACTGAAGCACCGAATGGTCTCCACCATTCTCGTTTCTTTACACGTTCGTTCAATATATCCTTACCATTGGGAATGGTTGGGTTCATCAAGATACTACGATTACCTAGAGCTCGTGGTCCTAATTCACCATGTCCTTGATACCATCCAATAATATGACCTTGTGCTAATAGTTCAGCAGCTTCATCTATTGTTTGGTCTGAAGGTTCTTCTGGTGCCCAATCATCCTGGATATATGGAAAGTTAGGTATCTCAAAATCCTTACCCACAGCATATCTCAAAGCACCAATAGATAATCCACCATCATACACATGTGGTGGGATGTATAGTTTATATTTCTTTCTTAGTTCTGTATTGATTACTGTGTTGAGCATCACACCACCAGAGCAAGCAATTAGTTTGTCTGGGTCAAACTTACTGAAGTAATCTAATTGAATAAGTTCACATGCTTTATGAACAGTAGCAACAAAGTCTTGGAAGTCTTTGTCCTTGCTTGTTGAACCTTTCTTGATCCACGGTTCACATAAGTCAAGGATGTTATCTTGGTTGATTTGTGATGCTAACTCAAGGTCGGGAGTTCCATACGCTTGGAGACCCATAATCTTGCCGGGAAAGTCTACCTTAAGTCCTTTGAAATTGAGACAGTGACCGACGTAAGTTAGCATCTTGCCGATACCTAACTGTTTGTACCTAATCTTCTCATCAGGTGTGACGATTAGACCTGTATATCTACTACCATTGCCTCCACTACCACGTCCATCAAATACAGCATGTTGCTCAGCATTGCATAACGTACTGTGGAGATGTGCAGTGTGGTGATCTATGCAAACTGAATCACCTTCGATAATAACATCCTCACCATTGTATGGTTTACGGACACGCTTACCAAATCTAACTCCACCTTTATCGGTGTAGCACAATCGATCTGGTTTGTCTATTCCCCAATCCTTTAGAGTTTGTTTATACCACTCATCATACGCTCCATGATGCTTAACACCTAGATGACGTTCTGATTTTCTATACTTGAACTCACCATCAATAAGTGCAGCAATGCTGGTGTCGTGGGTAGCATCACCAATGCCTACAAATACAGTCATACAATTCAACTTATAAGTGATGAAATATACTCAATTTCTGCATCAGTAAGTTCTGGATACAGTGGTAATGATAGAACTTCCTTTGATAATTTAGTCGCGTTTGGAAGTGGTGCGAATGTATATGGATAATTTATTCGAGTTGGAATATCCCATTCTTCACGCAACTTATCACGTTCTGGTGTTTGAATAACAAACTTCTGCAACGCATGTGTATCAATATCTTTGATTAGAACTTTATATTTACTTCGTGATCTCCAATACTCAGCAATTTCTTTTCGTCTATTTTGCCATTCATCCATATATTTCGTCTTTATCATCATCAAAGCACAGTCCCATTCAGACATTTTAGAATTGGTAGCTACGCTAGTATATTGTGGGTGGTGATGGTGGCGGAAGTTCTTAACGAACTCCATAAGTTCAGGGATCTTAGAAGATATTGCACCACCATTACCATAGCAGGGCATATTCTTCATAGGATCAAATGACTTCGTGCAAATATCACCAACGCGGTTATATTTGTTCCCACACCAATGCTGAGCACCGTCTTCTAAAATAATTCCATTCTGGCGTTGAATTGCTGCTCCATACATTCCAACAAGAACTACGAGATCTGTACTTTCTGCATGGGCATCTTGCATGATCCCATACTCATCTACATCAACATATTTGATCTTACATCCAACTCGCATGAAGGCATTTTTAGTTGCAATGAATGAAAAAGCAGGAAGATATACTGTGTTGTTGTACTGTTCCTTATACCATTCTGCGACGATTTCAAGTGCTTGCGTACCATTATGGCACGTCAATGTTGGTTGTTGATTAACTGTAGACAACCAATCTTCAAACTGCTTCGTGTATGGTCCGAGCATATGTTGCCCGGTCGATAACACTTCGTCTGTGACCTCTAAGATTTCTTCTCGTAGGTTTTTATACTGCCGTTGTAAACCAGTGAAGGCGATCTTTGATCCATTCATGATACTTTGCTAGTCCATCTTCTAGGTTGGTGAGTGGGTTATATCTTAGGTCTAGTATTGCCTTGTCTATACACAGGGCATCACGACTTGGGAACTTGTTGTCTTTTTCTTGGACAATAATCTCACCCCCACCAACAAGATCTGTAATGATGTTTGCTGCGTCCAGTAAGGTTCTGCCCCATCCTCGCGTTATATTATACACCTCATTTGACCCGCTGTAAAGTGCTGCTAGAACAATTCCGTTAGCAGTATCATCAACATAGGAAAAGTCTAACTTTTCTTTTGAACCATTCACTTTCAATGGTTTGCCTGTGAGTGCGTTAATCATGAACTTAGCAATCACACGATCACCAACATCGCATGGACCATATACTGCTGATGGGCGGATGATATTATATTTCATCCCAAAACGTCGAGCATAATCTTTTACCATATTTTCTCCAGCATATTTCATAATAGCGTAGAGACCTTTTGGATTACATTCATAAGACTCTTTTGCAGGTCCGTTGAAATCGCCGTAGACCATTGATGAAGAGATATAAACTAACTTCCTATTCTTAGATAACTCAAGCACGTTTATAAGACCTTCCATCATAGTCTTAACGCCTTCTTGTGGGTTAATATCTACAGACTTCTGGCGAGGAAATGATGCTAGGTGAATAACAACATCTGGATCAAATTCAAATGCTTTGTATAACGCACTGAAGTCACAGATGTCGATATTTACTACATCAGCACTAAATGATTGTGTCCTTTCACCAATAAGATGGTACAACTCATTTTGAGGCACTGATCCATAGGTCGTACGATTATCGACTACTAGAACTTCATGATTCAGACTTTCTAGTTGTTGAACAACTTTGTGTCCGATGAATCCACATCCACCTGTAACTAAAACTTTCATGGGGGTTGACATAATGACGTATCTTATGTATGATAACTCTGTCAGCGTTCAAGGGAACACTATGCCGGTTAACTTAAAGGACACAGTAACATATAAAGGTGTTACAGGAGTTGTAGATTTCATTGATAAAGATTACTTTACAATTACTGTAAACTACGCTGATCATAGGTCATTCAATACAAGGATGCTAGTCTACTGGGACACTAATTATACTGTCCACCAAACCACCCACTGACCTAGATATGATGTATATTAGGCACATCTGAGACGAATTGATGCCTGTAAACATCGAAATCAAGGGCAATCTTGCCCGTCTGCTTGCTACTGAGAACCTTATTGTAGAGCACAAGCAGGTTGAGACTGCTATGTTCGATGTTGATCGTCGTGTGCTTACTTTGCCTATGTGGAAGAAGGCAAGTAACACTGTCTACGATATGCTCGTAGCACATGAAGTTGGTCACGCATTGTTTACACCTTTCCGTGAGTGGAATCTTGAGGATGAGTATCGCAACATTCCTCCTGATTTTGTAAATGTTGTTGAGGATGCTCGTATTGAGCGTCTGATGAAGAAAAAGTTTGCTGGTTTATCCCGCGACTTCTATTCTGCTTACAGCGAACTCAATCAGGATGATTTCTTTTGTGTTGCTGATGAAGATCTCAACAACTTGAAACTCATCGACAAGATCAATCTTTACTTTAAGATTGGTGCTTTCCTGTGCATTGATTTTAATGATGAGGAACAACAATTTGTTACTGCTATCAGCAAGGCAGAAACATTTGAAGAGGTGCTTAACATCAGTCGGGATATTGTAGATTATTGTAAGGCAAAACAACAGGATCTAAAAGACAATCAGCAGCAGCAACAATCACCTAATTCAACTGGTGGTTCCGCAGGTAACAAATCACCTGACGGTAAAGAAGAGATTGAGGATGATGATTCTAATGGTGATCACGAGGAAGATGCTGAGACTCGGCAACAACAACCCGATCAACCAAAAGTTGATCAAGATGCTCCTCAAGATGAGTTCACCAGTGATACTCAGCGGTCATTCAATAACAATCAGGGTGACCTGATTGATCGTAGTTTATCTAGCACCAACTATGTAACTTTGCCTGAGATTGATACTGATCTTGCTATTGTTGACTTCAATACTATCAGCAAGTATCTGTCTGAATGGTATGCTGAAGAGAAAGAACGTGGGACCAGTCGTGCTAATGCTATCGAACATTTTGCTGCAGAGTATCGTAAGTTCAAGAAAGATTCAAACAAGGAAGTCAACTACCTTGTGAAAGAGTTTGAGATGAAGAAGTCTGCCGATGCTTATGCTCGTGCAACAACTTCACGCACTGGTGTACTCAACACCAGCAAACTTCACACCTACAAGTACAACGAAGATCTGTTCAAGAAGGTAACTAACATCCCTGACGGTAAGAATCACGGTCTCACATTCTATCTGGATTGGAGTGGATCTATGCAGCATGTTCTGCTAGATACTATGAAGCAACTGTTCCAACTGGTTTGGTTCTGCAAGAAGGTCAACATCCCCTTTGAGGTGTATGCTTTTACTAGCGATAGTTGGTCACTCAATCAACCAGTAGAACCTGGTGCATCTCATTACACTGTGGTCGATCGTCATCAACTACACAAGAATTGGAAGGCATGTGAGTTGCATGTGGAAGGTAGTTTCCGCATGGTTGAGATACTCAACGGCACATGTAATGGTAAAGATCTTGATCAACAAATGTTGAACTTGTATCTCACTGCAGTTGCATTTACCAAGAATTACTATCGCTATCCTGGTCAATTTGGTCTGTCTGGGACACCACTGAACGAGGCAATCATTCTGTCTAAGACTATCATGGAGAAGTTTATTCGTAAGCACAAGTTGCAGAAATGTCACGCTATTGTGCTCACTGATGGTGAAGGTTATCCTCCTTCACACAATGTCGAGTGCAAGGAATCTTACTACAATAATGATAAAGGAACCAGCAGAGTTCGCCCTGGTTCTTATATCCGTCACAACGGCAGAACTTATCACATTGCTGATGACTTTTCTGGTTTCACACAGACACTAATTCGTTGCGTCAAGGATAGTCTTCCTGGTGTATCTTTCATCGGTTTCCGTGTGCTTGAGAAAGGTGGAGTTCGTTCCTTCTGGCATCAGTATGGTGGTGATTCTAAGCAGTTCGCTAACATCGACGAGGTGAAGACTGTGCTCCAAAAGGAGAGATCAATCTGCCTCAAGTCTCCTGCCTTTGATCTATTCTTTGGTCTAGCACAGTCAGGTTTATCCGTGTCCACTGAATTGGATGTTGACGAAGGATCTAGCAAGCGGGAGGTTAGTGCATCTTTCCGCAAAATGTTCAAGGGCAAAAAGTCTAATAAATTTGTATTGAGTACCTTTATTGAGAAAATTTCATGAAAACATATGACCTTCGATTGGAAATAGGCAATCATTGCAATTTGCGGTGTCCTTTATGCTTGAGACAATCACCGCTTATTGATAAAAATGTACTGAATAGAGTTCATTCATCATTGAACGACGTTAAGAAATTTTTGCCTAGATTCTTTTTAACCAATCAAATTAAATCTGTACTTATAAGTGGTTCATCTTCAGAACCCACAATGAACTCAAATTTAATCAACATTGTAAACTATTTGATTAAGTATAATAGTAATATAATTGTTGATAGTAATGGATCAACTCGCAATATAGATTGGTGGGCAGAACTTGGTGCAACTGGTGTGCAGTGCGACTTTGCACCAGATAGTATTAAACCTAACAATAATAAGTATCGCATCAACTCAAATACTGATAAGGTTATTGAGAACATGCAAGCATTTATTTCTGCTGGTGGTACTGCTAGATGGAAGTTTATTCCATATGCTCATAATCAAGACGAATTAGAAGAACAGCGTACTATTTCAAAAAGCATTGGTGCTACATTTTTCGTAGCACAACCATTTACTGTTAGAAATAGAACGGAAAAAGTTGAAGACTCTGACTTATTTCCTAAAGATCATAAACTTGTAAGATATACCGAAAATAGCACACCACATCATTATTGTAAAATACTTGGAGAAATTCAAAATTTACTTGAAATATCTGCCGAAGGTATTGTATATCCTTGTACTTTCTCTAGTAGAGAACTTTATTATGTGTATGGAGATTATTTTGTATCGGGAAATACTACCCCAAAAGTTAATTTTGAATATGTAAAAGGATGGACTGAAAAATTAGATAGTTTTATTGAAAGTTTTGTCCCACTAATTGAGGACCAAGGTGGAATCGAGACACTATCATTACACCATTATTCAATTACTGAAATTTTGAACTCCCCATTTTATAAAAATACATTAAAACAATCATGGAGCAATAAAGAACATTTTTGTAACAAACACTGCAATCACGTCAAATATAGTGATCATTTAGAGTATGTTTTGAATAAAAACTAGCAGTAGGACGGTCTGCGAACTGTCCACTGATCCACCACAGCAGAGTCAACCGCTGCTATATTAACCACAGTTAAATCAATCACATGCCTCGCACGATTAACTTTCAACATCACTTCGACAGTCTTATTGATAACTTCGGCACGACGATTGATACACCTCAACTGCAAGCATATTGCAGTCATCACGGTGTAGGTTATCAGACCATTACTAAGTATCTCCAACAGTACAAAGTTGGACGTGGTAAGTGGAACCTTACTGTTGAGGAAGCAAAGCAACAACTAGAGCGTAGTGTAGATAACACTGCTGCGCTGTCTAAAACTGTTACAGTAGCACAAAACCTAGTCCCATCAAAAGATGATACCTTCGTCAGCTTTGGTAACTTTAGCAGTCTTAAAAAGGTTATCCAATCGCGCCAATTCTATCCGGTCTTCATTACTGGATTGTCCGGTAATGGTAAGACTTTCGCAGTGGAGCAAGCGTGTGCTCAACTCAATCGCGAATTGATCCGTGTGAATATCACTATTGAGACGGATGAAGATGATCTTATTGGTGGTTTTCGTCTAGTTAATGGTGAAACAGTTTGGCACAATGGTCCTGTGATTGAAGCACTGGAGCGTGGTGCAGTTCTGCTTCTCGATGAGATTGATCTTGCGTCTAATAAGGTACTCTGTTTGCAGTCTATCTTGGAGGGCAAAGGTATCTTCTTGAAGAAGATCGGTGAGTATATCAAACCCACTGCAGGTTTCACCGTGATTGCTACTGCTAACACCAAAGGTAAGGGTAGTGATGATGGTCGATTCATCGGCACCAATGTACTCAACGAGGCATTTCTTGAGCGCTTCCCCATCACCTTTGAGCAACAGTATCCTACTGTTTCTGTTGAGAACCGTATCCTTGAACGTGCATGTGAAGAACTGAATGTTCCCCTGGTTGGTGAGCACAAAGACTTTATTGTTCATCTCTGCAACTGGGCAGATATTGTCCGCAAAACATTCAACGATGGCGGCATTGATGAAGTTATCTCCACCCGCCGTTTGGTTCACATCATCCGAGCATATTCTATCTTTGGTGATAAGATGAAGGCAGTGGAGTTGTGCCTTAATCGTTTCGACGATGAGACTAAACAATCGTTCTTGGAATTGTATAGCAAACTCGATGAAACTGTTAATCTAAATGAAGGACAGTCAGAGGATGCTAACGTGCAATAATCTCCTTTCTAAAACATTCATCTAAATAAATTCACATCTAATCACTTTCCATGTTTCTAGAATCAACTGATCATTGTCTTGTGGATGATGTAGAACTCTTCGACAAATCATTCAATGTTGAAGAGTTTGAAGAGGATGAAGATCGTCGTTCTGATGCTTATCAGGATCTAGCAAATCGTCATTACGCTTGACGAATTACCCTAGGTAGGGTACAATGTTGTTCCACTGAGTTGCCTGCCATGCTTACTGAAAGAGACCTCATTTCACATGATGATTATGAGAACTTCGCCAAGTATCTTGGCGTTGATTATGATGATTTCTGTGAACTATTTGTTCCAGAAAGTGATGTCGATGATAGCGATCTTGTCGGCATTAGTAATCACCATGGTGGACAGTTCGACAAACTGGCACACACCCCCTTGCGAACCTGACCCAAATCGGTTATATTAGGTTCATCGGTGGAGGGAACACCACTCACCACCACGGTCAAGACGGTTCACAAACCGTTACACCAAACTTGACCAAAGCACCAGTTCATGCTATACTGAACTCGTCCTGAATACGACGCTAAACTGTTCATTGATCAAACTAACACTTTTTATTATCATGACTGCACTCAACATCGCTGGTTCTTCCGCTATCCAATCCGTGTCCTTCGGTGATAACAACGCTGTCGGCGTTAAGTTCACTTCTAACGACACTGAGTATGGTTTCGTGGCTCAGGATCAAACCCTTGTTCGTAGTGGTCTGGAGTCTGCAATCGCTGCCGGTCGTAGTGTCGGCAAACTGATTGCTCAGTATCGCGCTGAGGGTCAACTCACCGCCGTCTGATAGACAACTACAACTGAATAGATTGATCATTCGCTGAATATCGCAAGCAATCCCGTTCTAGTTAATCTGGGGCGGGATTGTTAGTTTAAGTGGACAGTTGAGTAAAGTGTCCACTATTCTCCCCACAGCAGGGCAAAATGCTGTATTATTACAAAGTAATCAATCAGGGGTGTCGATCACCCCATCAAATTATGTTCAAAACAGACGGTTCAGTTCATCACGGCGGCATCCAAAACGAGTTGGATACTATCGACTTTCTTAATAGCATCAAACGCTATCAACAACTCGTTGAACATCGTGGTGGAACTGGTCAAAAAGCAGATGCAGTCTGCGAGAAATACCTTAGCATCAAGCGTAAGAAAGGCATCAAGAATGGATCTTTCGACTGGTGCAACACTTCAATTTACAACGATACTTTTGGTGATCACTTCACCGAGTTTCTGGAAGATGTGAAGCAGCATCGTCAACTTCCCGTAGAACTTCGGGAGGTTGCTGTTACTTTCCTTCGTAACGATCTTAACAACTTGTGCGAGACTGCACTAGAATCGTTGTCTGCTGATCGCCTGATTGCACTGCTGAAGGATATTTTCAGCAAGCAAGAAGGATACGACATTGTTATCAACGACACTGAATCGAAGGAAGTTTTCATCTTTGCTGCTGAGCAACATCCTGTGCTCGCTGCTATCGAGCAGGGTTACATTCCTGAGTTGGTGTCTACCCGTGGTGCTAAGTCTTCCCGTAAGATTGTATTCCGCAAGGGCAACGAGACTATCAACACCGGTCTGCGTCTTCGCGTGACCAGTAACAACGGAATCAATGCTTTTCTGGGTCTGAGTGAAGCAAACAAAAACAGTCAGATTGTTATCAAACTACAGCAAGATGCTGTCGGTCAATTAGTGATTGATACTAAGGCAGACCGATACGCTTACTGATACATTTGAACTACTCAAGAACCCTGTCCACGACAGGGTTCTTTTGTTATCAACAATCGATTTTTTGGTGTTTTCGCTGGACAGGATCCATAGGGTGTGGTAAACTGTAAAAACGAGGAAAAAAACCAAATTGATCACAATTCTCCAACAATCTGCTGAGCAGATGCACACCATCAGTCAGGATTTTGACCTGATTTATATGGATCCCCCCTTTGGATTGCAGCGTGATTTTAACATGCTGGAGCAGGATGGTGAGCAAAAAGGTTTCAGTGACTGGTGGGAATCGTTCGATGATTATATTCAGTGGTATGCACAGATTATCAATGCTGGATATAAGAAACTGAAGAAGGATGGGTGGTTATATTTGCACAACAATTTCATCGGCAACGCATTAGTCTTGTCGCATGTTGATGATAACATTAGAAACGACTTCTATACTAACATCAGTTGGAAAAGATCAGGTCCAAAGAATAACATTAAGAACGGTTGGGGTAACATTGTAGATTCTATCCTGGTTATCAAGAAAGGCAACCCATTCTTTCAGGTTGAGTATACTGACCTTGATCCCAAATATGAGAAGAACTCCTTTAAGAATAAGGACGTAAAGGGTTACTATGCACTAGCAAAAACCACAGGTGAGAAGTCACGACCATGCCGAAGATTTGACTTCAAAGGATATAATCCTGAGTATGGTTGGCGGATCAGTGAGGATCTATTGCATGAACTTGCTGATGCTAATATGTTACATTACGGCAAGAATACGATCTACAAGAAGATTTACCTTGAGGACAATAAAGGTGTGCCTGTCCAGAACTTGTGGGATGACGTATACTTTATTAGCAGAAGTGAGAGCAACAAAAGAAAGTATCCCACACAAAAACCACTGAAATTGTTGGAAAGAATTATCAAGTCATCTTGCCCTCCTGGTGGTTATGTTTTTGACCCATTCTGTGGATCGGGAACAACAGCAATCGCGGCACAAGTGTTGGGTAGAAATTGTTACACAAGTGACGTTAATCCTACCGCGATTGAGTTAGTAAAAGATGCCTGTGGTGTGACTCTGTTCTAAGTGTCTACTGATACCCCACAGGGCACTGAAATGCCCTATACTAAGTTCATCAAAGGGATTCAAACCATGCCCCACATCGATCGCAACTCAGTCCGAATCATCAACGGCACTGCACTCAAAGTAATCACCGCTGATGGTATGGATCGCACTCAAATTAACACCCATTTGCACTATCTCAACGTAGAGATGGATAAACTTCGGGCAAAACAAGCGGTTTTGATTGCTCGTCGTGATGCCATAGATCATGAGTGTGAAATGCTAGAACGTGCAGACGCTGCTGAAGATCTTTTCGCTGAAATGTTCGGAGGTTGAGTAATGTCTTTAATTAAAAAAGTTTATCTCGAACAATTGACTGCCCGTGAACAACTTATGGAAGACATTGATGCAATCATTGATGGATTCTTTAATGATACTTACGAGGCACAATATCCTGAGGAACGTGATGATCTGATTCGCATCTTATGTGATGCTGTTTGTAAGAATTGGACAATTAAGACAGTTTAAGAACTGTCCACAAAACCCCCCACAGCAGGGCAAAATGCTGTATATTGTAAAGGTGATCAACGGAGCACAATGATTTCAGTCGAAACCGAGTTTCACATTGTTAGCGTTGAAAAGCGCGAATGGAAAGAAATTCAAAAGTTTTGTGATGCTGAAGGTATCACTCCAGACTACTACTTCTGGGAGTTTGCAATGCTTGAAGATGAAGAGTAACTAACACTTTTACTGCACACCTTTCTTTTCACTAACATGACTACTCACATTATTGAAGTTCATCCCCAAACTGGTTATGTTTTCCGTGAGGAAATTCAACATGAAAATGTATATGTAGCGTTGCAGATTGCAAAGCAGCGTTATCCTAACGCCAAATATATTTCAAGGGTTGGGACAAAATAGACAGTCCGCTAGGTGTCCACTAAATCACCACAGGGCACTCCGGTGCCCTATAATTAGATCAACAAAGCAACGGAGACCATGACTACAGCAATCGAGACAAACTATTCTCAGATGTGCTACGATCTTGCCGATGATCTCAACAATCGTTGGAAAGTTGATGCAATCGAAAGCAGCAACCATTTCTATCACAAACTAGAGGTCGAAGTTGCTAAGAAATATGTAAAGATTTGGGTCTCACATGTGCCCTTCAAAGGTGATAGCAAACTCCCTAGTCGTTCGATCTGGATGTTTGTAGACAAGACCAACGGTTTCTGTTACAAACCTGCTAGCACCAAAGCACCTGCTAAGGGTGTCCGATTTGGTCTCTATCAGTTGCTCGCTTATCCCGAGACTTGTGATAAGTTTGGTTCCTTTCTTTACCGTCGCTGATTGATCATGAACTTCAAGAAATTCTTTGCTACTGTTGTTGCTTCCGCTGCAGTATTTGCCCCAGTTGGTGTACTCGCACAAGATGCAAAAGAGCGTGCTCATCAACAACTTTGGGAGGCAGTCCAGCGGGTTGGTGTTCATGCCGTCACCAATTCTCCCAACTTTTGTGATGGTAAGCACCATGGATTTTATGCTCCTGCAGAACGTCTGATGGTCATTTGTCAAGATAATGCTAACGCTTACGACGGCAGAATGGTGCCTTGGAGTGATAATGATTTCGACACATTGCGCCACGAAGCGCATCACATTGTCCAAGATTGTTCGTTGGGTGGATTAGGCGATCAGCGAGAAACTGCCTTTATTGGTAAAGACAAAGAACTGCTGCAGTTTATTCAACATAGTGGACTCACAAAAGATCAACTTAACTGGATCGTGGATAGTTACAAGAAACGCGGTGCAAATGATCATGTGATTAAACTTGAGTTGGAAGCATTTGCAGTTGCAGCATCAGTCAAAGCGGACACAATTGCTGAGGCTCTGATTGCTACTTGTGGGGTCCGATAATACCTTACAACAGACAGTAAGGTACAATCTACCTGTGACGGTCCCCAAACCGTCCTCAAAGGGCACACAGGCACCGCAGGGGTGCTATACTAAGTTCATCAAACAAAGGGAGAACCCCATGCAACTGACCAGCAAAGACGGTAACATGGTTGTTGATTTCTATCCCGTCAAATTTGCAACGGGTGAAGTTCACAATCGTCTGGTTCTGAAAGTTGTTACTTTCTCCAACGATGTTCAGTCTCAGCGTTACATCAACAAAAAAGATGTGCAAGGTGAGGTTGATTCCCGTGTTGCCGGTTATGGTTACAAGATCACCCGAGTTGAGTCTCCTGCCCAACTGTTAAACACTGCTCTGGGATGTGCCTGCTGAGGCAACAGTTAGTAACACTTTCACCCCACAATTCTCATCATGACTGTTATGCTCACTAAAGAAGATCATGATTTTGTTGACTTTTTGTTCGGCAAACTCATCAAACATGTTGATACTGAAATGATAGATTTGCAGGATGATGATACCTGCTGTGACCACATTCAATTCACTCAACTGGAGATTTTCTGATGCAATTCCTAGTCGATCACATTGAATTTGATTTTGATGAAGAACTCACCCGCGATGAAAAGATTGATGTTCTAGATGATAACATTGGTCTGTGGGACGCTGATGATGAAGACGATCTAATTGAGGAAATTACAACATCATCCGGTTGGTGTATTAAATCTATCAACTATCGCCATTTGCTCAAATGACTAACAACATCACACAGGCAGAAAGAGAACAGTTCTGGGAGGATCCCGACATCACAAACCAACCAAACCAAAGCATCATGGACCTGGACGGATTGCGAGACAATTATGCTCATTACATTGTTGACGGTTTGGATCTGGATTCGGTTGTAGAACTTGCTTTTGAGTATATCCGTGGGAATTTGCAAGAGTATACTGAGAAGGAGTTAATTGCCGAGATTGTAGACAATTATGATCAGGAAACGCTGGAAGGACTGACGGAACACTAACTGGCACACAAAACAGGCACAGTGCCCCAGATGCCCTACAATAGGATCAACAAAGCAAAGGGAACCAAATGACCACCATCATCAACAATCCTGATTTTATCAGTGCAATCGAAGGACTGCAATCCTTTATTTTTGATAGTGGTGCCGATTGTGATATGGCGTACGATTGGGTCTGCGATCAGGCAGAATGTTCCTCTTTTGTTGAAGACAAAGCGGCATGGGATATGTTCTATGATGTTTATGATTCCACTCAAGATCTGGACGCTTGATAACACTAACCCACACACAAAACCATCATGACCAAACGCGAAGCACTGAGGATTTTTAAGAACGATCTCATGGGAGTTGTGCCTGGAGATGACATCTACACCCGCGAGAATTGGAACAATTACACCGATTTCTTGTGCAAGAAAGGTGACATCACCATGAGGCAATACGAGACTTGGGATAACCCTTTCTGATCACACACTCACTAACATCATGAACCGCGAAGATTTCAATTTCCAGTTACAAGAACTCCGCACACAGTTGAAAGACAAAAGGAATGAAATCAATGCGATCAGTGATAAGATTGAAAGACTAAAGGCAGAATGGAGAATTTCAAGGATAATGCAACCAGTTCGCTAACTGTCCATTACATAACCGCCACTTAACCTTGATCTGCAATTATAAGAGCATGAACCACTACCTCGCCGCTGCCCTTCTGATGGTCGTTGCTATCGGGTTCCCCATGCTGTGTGCTGCCCTAGGAATGAAAGTTGACCCTCGCCGCCCTTGGTGGTGACGGTCACCGAACCGTCTACTTTTCCCCCCATTGCCCCCCAAACATCCTATACTAAGATCAACAAACAAACGGAGACCACCATGCGTAAGATCGAACTTCAGATGAACAAAGCAATCGAAGACAAAAAAGATTGGAGCAAGGATAACACTTCGGTGTCCTATAATGAAGAACTCGATTGCAGCATTGTTCGTTTGTATGGTAACAAGATTGCAGAGATCTACGAGGGTAAAATTGTACTCTTCGACGGTGGGTTTCAATCAGTAACCACCAAAAGTCGCCTGAACGCGATTATTGATGGAAACGGTGGATTTGGGTCGGAAGGTGTATTTCAAAAGGACTGGGATTGGTTTGTTCGTATCTACGATTATGCGACCAAAACTTTCAACGTGGTAGACTTCCAAAATGGTTTAGTTCTTGCCTGATTCATCCCCTACATTATCACTATGGACCGACTTGAAATGTTATCTCAACGTGAACAACTAATGGAGGACATTGATGCGATTGTTGAGGATTTTTGTCCGTTTGGAACGGAAGGAAATGATGAATTAGTTCGCGTCCTGTGTGATGCAGTCTGCCGTAATTTTCCCACTAACTAACAACAACACCAACACAATGAACGACAACGAACTTGACTATTCACAGGATTTCGATTACAATGGAGACTGGACAGATCCAGATGATATTGTAACAATCCTAGACGGCAATATCCAAGAAAACTTCGACAACGAAACCAACCAACTTTTGGAGCAATTCTGATGAACAACTACAACACAGTTCCTGAAGTCCTAAGGGCACAGATCGAGGATTTCATTACAGATAGTTCTTCCAATGGTAGAACCAATGCAGTGAAAGATCTGCTGCAAGTTATCAAGGAAGCAGTCGAAGATACGGGTCATTATTATCAAGTTTGCAAGCACACTTGTGACCTGTATAGTGATGATCTAAAAGGGCAAGATCTCAACCCAGTGAACAACCTAGTCAAACTACGTTATGAAGAGATCACCAAAGGAATTGCTGTCAGCGATGCTAAAGACATCGCTCCAGATGAGTGTTAATTTACCACTCTAAATAACAGGTTGATTGGGTACGCGCAAATAATTATAATTATTAAAATAAATGTTAATTAGTATTGTAATTGACTGTTAATCTTATTCCGTAATCTGATGAATCGTTGATCCGAATTCGTATCAGAGTAAGCAACATTTAAGTCGTTCTAAATGCCCGCAGTCGTTGTTACCTTAGCGAGCGACCTATCATAACACAATTCACCCCAAAAGTCAAGTCCTCCGAGACACTTTACAAACCGGCAAATTCGTGTTATAATGGGTGCAGTCTTCGGGTATAATTAGGGCAACTTCGGGAATGACTTTGCCCGACCAAAAGACAGTCGATCTCACACACACTTTGAACCCACACATTATGAACTCTGAACTTCTCATTGGTGCTCTGCGTAAGGGACAGTCAGGCAGTGAAATCCTCAGCATTCTTGATGCTTTGGTGGGAACAGTTTCTGATGATCAGTCTCGTCCTCAGAGTAATGCTAACTGGTCGTTGGATGATGTAAGCGACTTCTGATAAGTTATACACGAAGTAACACGAAGTGCCTCCACAGTTATTGTCGATTTCGGCAGTGATTGTGGGGGGTTTTGTGTTACTTAGGGGGGGCGATGTAAAAACGCTTAACTACCCTAACCTACAGAGGTGACGATTCGCGAGAGTAATATAACGAAAACGAAAATTTTTTTCGCCACAAAAAATCCCCAGGGGGTTTTCCACAGGTTTTTCCACAGGCACATTGAGTGCCCCACTAAGATTCTATAAGTTTTTCCACAGGTTTTTCCACAAGTAAAAGATGCAGTTTGAACTAACCATAGAAGATTATACAATCATACTGAATGCATTGCATTATTATAAGAAGGTTGAAAAGCGTGGTAATTTTCAACAATATGATGAGAAGAAAATAAATAACCTACGAGACAAATTAACAAGGCAGTTTAGTCCATACTTCCATTCATGAAAATATTATTCACAGGATCTTCTTTTACCATTGGTGGTGAATTGGAAAACCCAGAAGAAGAACGTTTTAGTAGATTAGTTTGTAATAAGTTGGGAGCAGAAGAAATAAATGTATCTCGTAGTGGAATGTCTAATGATTTGATATTACATAACTTTTTAAAGTTTTCCACAACCTGTGGAAAACCCGATGTAGCAGTCATTCAGTGGAATCATATATGTATATGGCAAATGTGGGATGATAGTATAAATGATTGGGCAACACTCAACATCAAAAACAAGTGTCAATTAAAGTTGAATGCTGCTAGATATTTTAGAAATGTCTATACAGATCAACACGGTATAGAAAATTATTGGAAGAATGTATACCTAACAGAACGGTATTGTAAGGATAATGATATTAAGTTGATTATGATGAATGTGAAGTATGAAAAACCGGTAGTAGACTATGTGTCTCCTTATCAGTCTTTGTGTGAGACTGGTGAAATACCTTTTATTAAAGGAGGTATGCTACCATATTCAAACAAAATGAAACCCGATGAATTGAAAGAGTATTGGATGGAGAAGTTACATCCCAATATTAAAGGGCATCAGCTGATTGCTGATCATCTCATAAAATTATTATAAGTTTCTATATCCTTTTCAAGTATTGATTCTACTTGTTCTAAATTTTTTTTCCTTACAAAATATTTCTTGGAGGAATTACTTACCTTTGGATGATAATCACTGATAGGTTGTCCAATAAACTCTTCAAGTTCTTTCTTTCTGTGTTGATGATTGATGAAGTCTGCAGTATTCAGATAAAAGATTTCATCAAATGTTGATTGATACTGGGCAATAGTATCACTATAAAATGTTTTATGTTTCTCAGCACGTTCAATAAGTTTTTGATTATACTCTGTTAATGTTAAAGGTGTGTATCCTTTTAGGTTGAGTTTATTTCTATCTTCTCGAAATTGGTGTTCTGATAGTAGTCTTTCTACAGGGTCTCTCATGGAGAACAGTATCTTGATCTTATAGTCTGGTTCTAGAAGTTCTTTAAATTCTACCAAAGTCTCTTTTGAAAGAATAAAGTTCCGAATACTAAGGTCTACAAATAATTCTTTATCATTATCGTCCAACCAATCTTTATACCATTCTAGTTTTAATTGCTCACGTTGGTTCATTACTTTATATTCTGTATCGGTAATCTTCCACCAAGATACACGTCCTGAAGGAGTTGCTTCACGATTTTTGTGGAGTATTCCTAAATTTCTATTCAAATATCCTACGTCGTTATTATTGATTGGTTTTTTCTGATCATAATGCATCAAGTAATTGTTTTCCTTTGTATTAAATACATCAAGACAATCAACGTTTTCTTTAAAGATTTTATATAAGGACTCACTCGCGGTTTTATTAAACCCACCAACTAGGAGAAGGGTTTTCATATTCACATTACATTTTAAGTATATATATATATCAAAGACTCCGTTTATATCATGCATTATAATCTTTTATTCAATGGTTGTTCCTTTACCAATGGCAACGAACTTGAAGGTATTAACAAAGACTACGAATACCGGCGTACTCATCGGTTTAGTCATCTAATATCAGAACAAACTGGACTAACGTATGCTAATATTTCTATGGGTGGATTGAGTAATGATATGATCTTAAGAACCACTGTAAATTGGTTTGAGGAAGGTAATACTTGTGATCATGCAATTATCCAATGGACAAATAGAAATCGAGTTGAATATTTCGCAGAAAACGCACTACGTAGTTATCATAACACTCCAAGATATTATGGCATATATCCAAATATAAAAGTATTAAACCAACTAGGAAAATCTATAACGGAAAGTCTTGTTAATATACAAAATAATTCTAATGATCAAAACACTGAAGATCGTTGTATGTATTGGATGGAGAAGTTGCTAAAAGATAAGTGTTCTTTTGATTATTTGAAATTACGAAAAGAAAAAGAAAAAGAAGAAGTATCTAAGGAGTATTATGAACTTGGAACTTATTATAAGCACCGCACTAAATTTCCAATAACTTATATTGATGGGGATATCTTACCTTTAAACAATATAATTTATTATTGTAAGAATATTCCAGGATATCCAAAACTAACTGGCGGTCATCCAAGTAAACTAGGACATCGTAAAATTGCCGAATATATCATAAATAATTTTGACTACTTTCAATAAGTATGCACTATAATCTTTTATTCAATGGTTGTTCTTTTACCAAGGGTGCAGAACTTGAAGGATTTAATCAAAACTACGAATACCGGCGTACTCATCGGTTTAGTCATCTAATATCAGAACAAACTGGACTAACGTATGCTAATATTTCCAGAGGTGGTGCATCTAATAAATGGATCTTAAGAACCACTGCAGAATGGTTTGAAGAAGGTAATACTTGTGATCATGCTATCATCCAATGGACAAATAGGTCTAGATTGGAAATATTCACAGATAAAGGTTATTATACCCTTAATCCAGTCAAAGCCCAGGGTTGGCAATTAGAATATTTCAAAACACAAACTGACCAGAATGATCAGGATACAGAGGATTGTTATATGTATTGGATGGAACAATTTCTAAAGGATAGATGTTCTTTTGATTATTTGAAATTACGAAAAGAAAAAGAAGTATGTAAAGAGTATTATGAACAAGGAACTTATTATAAGTATCGCACCAAATTTCCAATAACTTATATTCGTGGAGATATTTTATCGGAAAAAGGGGGCACTGAGGATTATTGTTTCAAATACAAAAACATTAAAATGTACAATGGATCTCATCCAAGTGCTTTGGGGCATCGTAAAATTGCAGATTATATCATAAATAATTTTGACTACTTTCAATAAGTATGCACTATAACCTTTTATTCAATGGTGACTCGTTTACTGAAGGTGCAGAACTTGAAGGATTTAATCAAAACTATGAATATAGAGATAATAATCGTTTCAGTCATGTAGTCGGAGAACTGACTGGACTAACGTATGCTAATATTTCCAGAGGTGGTGCATCTAATGATAGGATCTTAAGAACCACCGTAGAATGGTTTGAAGAAGGCAATACCTGCGATCATGCTATCATCCAATGGACAAATAGGTCTAGAATTGAATATTTTTCAGAAAAAATTTTAGCAGACTATAATACCACACCAAATTATTATGACCTTTATCCAAATCTAACCATATTAAACCGCCTAGGAAAATCTATATTACAAGGTATTATTAATATACAAAATGATTCTAATGATCAACACAATGAAGATCGTTGTATGTATTGGATGGAGAAGTTGCTAAAAGATAAGTGTTCTTTTGATTATTTGAAACTAAAAAGGCAACCAAAAGTTTGTGATGAGTATTATGAAACCGGAACTTATTATAAGTATCGCACCAAATTTCCAATAACTTATATTCGTGGAGATATTTTATCGGAAAAAGGGGGCACTGATGAGGATTATTGCTATACATACAAAAAAGTTAAATTATTGAAAGGTGGTCATCCAAGTAAACTAGGACATCGTAAAATTGCCGAATATATCATAAATAATTTTGACTACTTTCAATAAGTATGCTCCTTTCTTCTCCAGAAGAGTACTTGCACCAGATGCAGGTAACCAACAAGGCAGATGCCGTCAGGCAATGGAGAAAAGGCATTAAGGAGGCATGGAATGACTGCTGTGCCTATTGTGGGGAAAACAAAGAACAGATGACCATTGATCATATTATCCCCCAGTCCCTAGGTGGTAATAATGAACTTACCAATGTTCTATGTTGTTGTGAGGAATGTAACAAAGATAAGTCACACGATCCCGTAGAGATCTGGTATTTCCAACAGTATTTCTTTACTCAGGAACGTTGGGATAAGATAGAAGAATGGCGAAGGGTCAAAACAGACGGTCCTAAGAAGCGATATGTTCGTGGTAAAAACGGACAACCAACCAGAAGCGTTATTCAATGAATACTGTATTTTGCAATCGACCTTTTAAACAGGTCATGAATCTAATTGGAGAAGAATATGCTCCCTGCTGTTGGTATGAGAAGGATAGATCTCTTGATCCTGCCTTGTATCCAACACCTCACGAAATTCTACCAATAGAAATGTTCGATAGAGAACTTTTTAGTGGTTTAAGGAAAGATATGTTATTGGGTGAGAAGACTGAATTTCTAAAGAGTCATTGTGGTAAGTGTTGGGAGCGTGAAGAAAAGACTGGGTTCAGTCCGCGTCTAATCTTTCAAGAGTTTCCTCTTGAATTAAGAGAAATGTTTAATGATGATGGAACATATAAAAGTGGTAATTATAGGCATTTGAGATTGGAATTGAATATCTTTGGGAACTATTGTAATCTTGAGTGTTATGAATGCATCCCTACAAATAGTACCAGTCGTATGGTTGCTAGTAAGAAATTGGATGATAAATGGTCCAAGATTCGTGGTGGACCCTCACGCCACGTAGAACCACATCAAAATTCTGATGTAAAGAAAGTTGACCCGGAATGGTTCAGTAAGATTGTTTCCAATATTCTCGATCATGCTCATAATATTCAAGAATTATCATTTTGTGGTGGTGAACCGGCATTAATGAGATCACACTTTGAAATTCTTGATGCTCTTGTGCTTAGTGGTCATTCAAAACATATTATTTTGAATTACACGTCTAACATGACGATAATGAACCTTTCGGTTCTTAAAAAGTATATTGATCAATTCAAACGTGTTTTAATTCAATGGTCAGTAGACGGGTTGAAGGCAGAAAACTCTTGGTTACGGTATCCAACTGACTGGGACAAGATGATGGTAAATGTCCGTGAAGTAAAGAAGTATCTTGAAAAAAACAATAAAGGAAGATTACGTGCTACAATGACACCATCGTTGTTTGGTATCATGGGTTTTACTAAACTATGCAGATGGTTGTACTTGGGTGGATTTATTCCATCAATGATTGATATTGATGTTGTCAATAACATTAACTTTAATAGTATTCTACATCAAAGGCATTTACCCAACGAACTCAAAGAGCAGATTAGTGGTGAAATTGAAAAACTTTCTCCGTCATTACATAAAGCATTATGGATGGATCGTGATGAAGAGAAATTTCAATTAGCGTTAGAGTACGCTACTGACCTAGATAATAGTCGTGGTACTAATTGGAAAGAAGTTTTTCCAGAATTTGTTCCCTATTTAAAGTAAAGTATGACTTATTCCGTTTATCTGGGCAACACTCCAGTAATAGAGAACTTGTCCAAAGAAGATGCAGAAAAAAAGGTTGAAGAATTTCGTACCATGATCTTTGCCGGTATTCAGAGTAACTATACGGCAGATCAAATCATCATTAAGAATCATGTCTAATTTTTTATATTGGCTTCAATCGCCCATCAGATGGGTCAAGATTCAACTAAAACTAAGAAGATTGCGTCAAGAAGATCCCTATACTTACGAGGATTGACTTTCTCTAAATACCGTGGTATCATACTATTGGGTGATACCCATTTACATGTAAATTAATCAATTGAAGTATATTCATGGCTAAAGGTTTTAAGGTGGTCACGACACCACCAACTGGTTCGTCTGCTGGTAATTCAGACGACTTTGATCTAGCGAAAGCAAAAGAACTAGTAAAAGGTAAGGCAATCGTATTCTGCCTACCAGGACGAGGAGTTTCATATACATTCCTAAAGAATTTTGTCCAGATGTGTTTTGATCTGGTACAGAATGGTGCAAGTATTCAGATCAGTCAGGACTATTCCTCGATGGTCAACTTTGCACGTTGTAAGTGCCTTGGTGCTAACGTGCTACGCGGTCCCGATCAACTTCCTTGGGACGGCAAACTCAAGTATGACTATCAACTCTGGATCGATAGCGACATCGTATTCAACGTTGATCAACTATACAAACTGATCTGGTTGGACAAAGACATCGCTTGTGGTTGGTATGCTACCGAAGACGGTCGCACGACCTCTGTTGCACATTGGTTGGAAGAAGACGACTTCAAGAACAATGGTGGCGTCATGAACCATGAAATGGTTGATGGCATCGGTAAGCGTAAGAAACCCTTCACCGTTGACTACACCGGTTTTGGTTGGACTCTAATCAAGCATGGTGTGTTTGAGCATCCTGAGATGAAGTATCCCTGGTTTGCTCCTCAGATGCAGGTCTTCGACTCCGGCGAAGTCCAGGATATGTGTGGTGAAGACGTTTCATTCTGTCTCGATGCGATCAAGGCAGGATTTGAAATCTGGTGTGATCCTACCATGCGAGTAGGTCACGAAAAGACCCGTGTAATCTGATACACTATATAAGATATTGTCCAGAAACACTGATGGAAAAATACGATATATATTGTCAGGGGAGAAAGATATATTCTTCCATTTCTGAAGAAGATATGCTTGAGGTAACTCAAGAACTTGCCGACCAGTTCTACACTGAAGGCACTCCTCATCCTGATGATGTTCTCGTGCAATATCTTGGTTTCGACATTGATGATTAATTATGAAAAACAAAAAACTACTTGATATTGCATCGATTCCCAAGAAAACTCGTCAAGGTAACTCGCAATACACAAAACGTTCGGCATCTAGTCGCAACGGTGCTAAGAAGCGATACCGTGGTCAAGGAAGATAATTCTACATTAATATTTTGATTTGCATAGATCACAACTAGTGGTTCGCAGATGGAATATATTCAATCAGATAGAATAGGTCTACAGTCTTTGTTAATGTCCATAATGGTTACATCTGCAGTGATCAAGTTAACAGAGTGCTCAGTAACAATCGATAAATTACTTTCAAATATTCAGGCACCGTAAGGTGCCTTTTTTTATATGTCTACGCTAATCACAAACCTCCCTGCCTATCATGTATGGGTCAGGAAGGAGTATCTAACAGATCATCAGTCTGGACATGGTGAGTTTGTCGAAGGCATCTGGGTGTCCGCTAAATCGATGCCTGGGCGTGCTTTTTACTTCGAGACATACTTGCCTGAGTATGCGGCATTGTATGATAAACTGCCCATCAGTGCATTTGTCTCAGAACCCAAAACACCAGATCCAGATCTAGATCTACCAAACCTACAATTTTGGAACTGCATGGATTATGGAGTCACCGCAATCACCAAACAGTTTATTGGAAGCATGGATTACGAGATCTATACTCGTGATTTCGGATCTATTGGAGGAACGTACATCTGCACACTGGACAACTATCACGATAATCCAGATAGCATTGACTTCTCGACTGCTGAGACTCCTGCTGAACACAAATCCCACAATCTAATTGAGTTAAATAACTATCAGTTCGCCCTATATCCCAATAATAGGATGCGAGTTTATGATAACTCATTGACTCCTGCAGAACCAAAAATTCCCGACTTCAAAGTCTCAACTGAATACTATCAGGTAGAGAATGGGCATCGTCGCGATGGATTGGGAGACACTAACGATTACTACTATAAGACCCAAGATGAAAGAGAAAGAATCCAAGCACAAGACTCACAACCTACAGATCCAGGAGTCATTACACTCCAAGATTCGTAATGACGAGGATTATGATGACTGGGAGTATGGAACAGAACCCACCTATGGAGTGCCTATAAATACAGATAAATAAACGAAGACTGTATAAAAGTGCCTCTTCAAAAGATTTCTAGGGGGTTCAAGGACATTTCTTTGTCTTTTCAACGACACCCAGTCACAAACGATATTATTCCCCTGACTAACGCTGACGCTATTAAGCGTGCAGTACAGAATCTTGTGAGAATTCAAGTTGGGGAGGTATTTTTTAACGATCTGATTGGTACTAGGATCAGTGGAGCACTGTTTGAATTAGCAACTGACGACTTTACTACACCAATTCAAACAGAAATTGAAACAGTAATAACCAATTTTGAACCAAGAGTAAATTTAGAGGAAGTTGAGGTACAAATTACTCCAGATAGCAATGCTTTAGATATTACTATTCGTTATGATATAGTTGGTTTAGCAGTCCCAGCCCAAACTATTAACTTTATTTTAGAACCAACTAGACTATAATGGCACTAACACAGTTCACAAATCTAAACTTTGAGGACATTAAGACCTCAATCAAGGATTATCTTAGGCAGAATTCCAATTTTACGGATTTTGACTTTGAAGGATCGAACCTGTCCGTCATTATTAACACCCTAGCATATAACTCTTACATCACAGCCTACAACACAAACATGGTTGTGAACGAATCGTTTATCGATTCTGCTACTTTGCGAGAAAATGTAGTAGCACTTGCGCGAAATATTGGATACGTCCCCCGCTCTAGACGCGCTGCAACTGCAACAGTTGACTATAATATCAGTGGTTTTAGTACAACTACCGCTACAATTGAGTTTAATCCTGGAATTGTAGCAAACGGAAGCGTAGATGATACTAATTTTATCTTCTCAATACCAGAAAAAGTCGTTGTAGCAGCAAACAACGGCGTATCTTTTGGTTCTTTGCAAATTTATCAGGGTCAATACTTAACAAGACAGTGGACTTATGACCCTTCACAGACAAATCAACGCTTTGTTCTGCCTAATGATGGTATTGATACCTCAACTTTGCGCGTAAAAATTCAAAATTCTAGTGCAGATACGACAGAAACGGAATATAATCTCGTCGATAACATCATTGGCGTCACTTCTACGTCAAATATCTACCTAATTCAAGAAACTACGGACGAAAAATACGAACTTTTGTTCGGTGATGGCGTATTTGGTAAGAAATTGCAGTCTGGAAATATTATTAATGCGTCTTATATCACTTCAGATGGTCCAGATGGTAATGGAGTTGCGAATTTTAGGTTTGTTGCAACGCTAAAAGACGATCAAGGTGCAGCAATTACCAATGCTGATGGTGAATTTAACGCCCAGGCACCTGCTGAAAATGGTGATGAGATTGAACCAGTCGAAAGCGTAAAGTATTATGCTCCAAGATTGTACTCTTCGCAGTACAGAGCAGTCACTGCTGCGGATTATGAGGCAATTTTGCCCACAATTTACCCAAATATCGAATCTGTAAGCGCTTATGGTGGTGAAGACCTAAATCCACCGCAATATGGACGTGTTTTTATCGCGGCAAAACCAAGAAATGGTTCATTTTTGTCGGATTTCACCAAAAAGCAACTTTTGCAGCAACTAAAGAACTACTCGGTTGCCGGAATTGTTCCAATTTTTGAAGATTTGAAATATTTGTACGTCGAAATCGACAGTTACATCTATTATAACACAAATTTCATTGGTGATCCCAATAATTTACGCTCCGATGTCGTTAATGCGATCGCACAATATGCAAATGGATCAGAATTGAACCAATTTGGTGGCAGATTCAGATATTCTAAGACCCAAGCATTGATTGATGGCGTAAATACTGCGATTACATCAAATATCACGACCGTCAGAATGAGGCGGGACATGGTTGCAGCAGTAAATCAGTTTGCACAGTATGAATTATGCTTTGATAATGAAATGTACTACGGCAATACCCGATACAATATCAAAACAACTGGTTTCAATGTTCAAGGAATTGAAGGAACATGTTATTTTGCTGATGAAATTGTTCCTGGTTCTAATATGGGCAATTTGTTCTTATTCCAAGAAGTTAATGATGATGAAATTAATATTCTATCGACAGCGTTCGGTACAGTCAATTATAAGACCGGTGAAATCCTTATAGATACTGTAAATATTACTTCTACGTCACTACCAGAGAATATTATTGAAGTTCAGGCAATTCCATTGTCCAATGATGTCCTAGCAAGGAAAGAATTGTACTTACAACTGGATGTTGCTAAGAGTAACTTCACAATGAGGCAAGATTCTATTTCTTCCGGTGCGAATACTTCTGGTACAAGATATTCCGTTCAATCTAGCTACCAAAACGGTAAGAAAACACGATAAGAGATGATCGAAACCTCCCTGACCAAAGTCAAGATCAATGAGATCGTTCAGAGTCAAATTCCTGAATACATTGATGTTGAAAATCCACTCTTTGGCGAATTCCTACAGCAGTATTATTACTCCCAGGAATATCAGGGAGGTCCGGTAGATATTGCGGATAATCTATCGGATTATAAGAGTCTAGATTTCCTCAATGCGACCAACCTGACTGGATTTACATCATTGACCCAGTATATCACTGGTGTCGATGAAACAATCTACGTTGATTCAACAACAGGTTGGCCACAGTCTTGGGGTCTGCTAAAAATTGATAATGAGATCATCACCTACACTGGAATTGGAACAACTTCCTTTACAGGTTGTGTTCGTGGGTTCAGTGGTATTGAAGCGAACACTAAAACCAACGTTCCTGAGTATCTAACGTTCTCTTCGACGGGTATTGCTACTCATGGTGTTGATGCACGGGTAGAAAACCTAAGCAACATCTTCCTGCGTGAATTTCTCAATAAACTGAAGGTCCAAATCCTTCCTGGTTTCCAAGACAGGTTCCTAAACGGTCAAATCGACCAATCTAACTTTATTAGACAGGCAAAAGACTTCTATAAGTCGAAAGGTACTGAAGAAGCGTTCAAAATCCTGTTCAAGGCACTGTATGGTCAAAAGGTTGAAATGATTCAACCACAGGTCTACATGATTAGACCTTCTGATGCCGATTGGGTCGTAAATGACGTTCTGGTCTGCGAATTGATTGATGGTGATCCTACAAATATCGAAGGTCAGACACTATTCCAAGATACGCGCCCAATGGAGACCAGTGGTGCTATCTATGATGTAAGATCTGCTGTAATCAACGGTAAAAAGTATTACAAGATCGCAATTTCAAAAGGAACTACAATCGGTGCGTTCCAGCAGGTTGGTAAGACTTTTGTTAACGCGAATGCTGGTATTGGTGCGACTATTCTGAACGTAGACAGCACTGTTGGATTCGGAACTACTGGTACGCTTGATTATGCTGGTCAAGAGTATGAATACACGTCTAAGAACTACACGCAGTTCCTAGGAGTTGCTACTGCAAGCAATGGATTGCTTGGTGCGATTGGAATCGGTTCTGCAGTCTGTGATGCTACACTAACGGCATATTCATATGAAGATGGCGACCTTGAGAAACTAGTTCGTCTGAATATTCTTGGTTCTATCAGTGAGTTTGTTGGTTCCGGTCTAGATCAAGTCGTAGACACTAAACTAAACGTAACTCAACTAGGTATTGATCAGAAAGACCAAAGATTTACTTCTTGGATCTATAATACTACGGCAACCTATTCTGCAGATACCGTAGTAAGTAAAGGTTCTAATATTTACGAATATAAGTTCTTCAATACACAAGTTTTGTATGAGGACGACGAAGTTTTCGTAATCGATGAAGACGGAATCACAATTACAGGCACTATTGTCGATATTATCGATGATAAGACTATTCAGGTCAATCATGCCGCGATTGATCTTAATAAGAAGTATAAGATTCGCAGACAAATCAAAACAAGAATTTCCAATACCGCAGATGTACAAAACACTTATGCGTCGGGCTCTGACGTTTATGTTGCGTCTAACAGTTTACCAGTCGCTGGTTATTCTGTATTTGAGCCGGAAAAACGTATTAGAACATTCACTAATACCGGTATCACCACTATATCCAATACAATCAATATTGCGGATCACCATTTCAATGATGGTGAAGTAGTTGTCTATAAAGGTGATGGACTATCTGGGGTTGCAACCAATCAGGGTTACTATGTCGGTAAGATTGACGACAATAATCTACACCTAGCATTTTCTCCTGAGAATGTCCGTAGAGGACAGTTTATTGATGTCTTCGGTGCTAGCGATATTGCTTCTCTTGGAATTAGCACTCATACCCTTACACCATCGATCGTAGGATTCACTACTCTAGGCGCTCAAAAGATCCTTAGGAAGTTTCCACTCCCAGAGTATGGTGATACCAAAACAGAGACCTCACAGGGCAGCGTAGGACTGTTTGCGAACGGTGTAGAGATCTATTCCTACAAGTCTACCGATAAAGTCTTCTACGGTAGCATCGAAACCGTCGATGTGCTCAACAAAGGTAGCAATTACGACGTAATCAACCCACCAAGAATTTCTATCACCCAAGATGGTCATACTGGTACTGCTTCATCTGCTATTGCTCACGTATCCGGTACTATCCAGGAGTTCTTGGTTGATAGTGAAGGACTAGACTATACCATCATTCCATCTGTTTCGATTACTGGTGGTAACGGTTCTGCGAAGGCAGAAGCAAAGATGAAGAAGGTTGCTCATGAAGTTGAGTTCAATAGTAGTAGTGTTGGTGGTGTAGTCAATACTGCGACCGACATTTTCACTTTTGAGGCAGCACACGGGTTCAAGAATGGTGAAGAACTCATTTACACCACTGGCGGTACTACAGAGATCGGTATCGGCACAACCCCAGGCAAACTAGTCAACTTCTCGTCATACTTTGCTATTAAGAAGAATGATTATGAGATTGCGTTAGCAGAAACTAGAAATAGCGCACTAGCAGGTATCAACACTATTGATATCCTTACCAACGGTGGTGGTACTCATAAGTTTGCGACAAAAGAGCGCAGACTGAAGGTTGATAAGGTTCTACTAATTGAGAACGATACATTTAGCAATAAAGAAAACCGCATTCTATCTACTAAAGTCAATTTCTATACTGATCAATTCAACGCTCCTAGACATGGTTATGAAACTGGTGATAAAGTTCTATACACAACTACAGATACTGCCCCCTCTGGTCTAACCAATAATACTGAATATTACATCATCAAGGTTGATGACGACAACTTCAGACTATCCACTACCAAAAATAGTAGTGAATTCATTGACTTCACAACCGCAGGTGTAGGAACACATACATTCAACTATCCTCCAGTCGTAGTTACTATTAGTGGTCAGCAAGGCATCACTACCGCCAATGCTACGGCAACTCCGATCATTCGAGGATCGATTGACGCAGTTCAGTTGCTAACAAAGGGTAGTGGATATGGTTCTACCGTAATCAACGATAATTTCCGCCCAGATGTCCGCATCATTGATGGATCTGATGCATCCCTAGAACCACTGATCGTCAATGGTCGATTGTCTGAGGTAATCATCAAAGGTGGTGGTAAAGACTTCTTCAGCACACCTGATATTGTTATTAGTGGTGGTGGTGGTGTTGGTGCTAAGGCAAAGGCAGTCGTTAGCAATGGTTCGATTGTCCGCGTAGACGTTATCGATCCAGGTGCGGGATATGTTACTTCTAGTACGACGATTACCGCAGTAACTCCAGGTGAAGGGTATGTCTTTGCGGCAAACTTGAAAGAATGGACCGTAAACCAAGTTGAAAGATACGCAAAATTTGGTGACGTTAGTGCAGATGACGGTTTCTTTGAAACTGAAGTTATTGATGGATATGGTAACCCATATGTATCATACTATGTTCCAAGACAATTAAGAACATTCAAAGAAGACAGTGGTACAAGTCATTCTCCAATTCTAGGTTATGCTTACGATGGACACCCCATTTATGGTCCATATGCCTACCAGAATGCTGACGGATCTGGTGGTTTCAAATATCTAGAACCAGGATACTCAGTCATCACCGGTTCTAGAGCAGGTGGTCCTACTATTAGTCAATATCCCGCAGGTTTCTTCATTGAGGATTATACCTACCTAGAAAACCGTGGTGATCTTGATGAACACAATGGACGCTTTGCCGTAACACCAGAATATCCAAATGGTGTATATGCGTATTATACTACGGTTCAATCATCTGTAACTAACAGTGTTGGTGATCCTTTTGATGGAACTAGAAAACCAGTATTCCCATATGTTATTGGTAATACCTATAATTCTAAACCAGATCCATTCAACTTCGAGTTCACTTCTACCCAGGATCTAGATCCAGTTAGACTGGGATGTATCAGGAATACTGATGCATATGAAATGGATGAATATGAGTTCGTTACTAATGGTCAGAAAAATACTACAACCAACGGTCAGGTCTTAAAGGTCACTAACGATACTATCGATAGCATCAATGTCGTCGAAGGTGGTCAGGCATACAATGTTGGCGACAGAGTTGTATTTGATAATTCTGGAACGGGTGGATTTGGTGCTATTGCCCAGGTATCTGATGTTGTTGGTGTAGCAATCACTGATATCACATCAACTATCACAACATTAGAAGATGTTGATCTAGTTGTCGGTGGAAACAGCGTCACTGCTATCTCTACGGTCCCACACGGTCTTTCTAATGGTGTTTATGTAAGTATCATTGGTATCGGTTCAACTGCCTTCAATGCGGTCACAGGCACCTATCAGATCAACGTTGATACCTTCAGATCTGGTCTATCTACATCGATGACCGCAGACGGTATGACCACATCGGTTGCTGTTCGCGATATCGTTACTAAATTTGGTGTAGATGATGTTTTACAGATTGATGACGAGCAATTCGTCGTCATGAACCTAGACATCCCAAATAACAAACTTCGTTTGCTGAGGAACTATGATGGAACGTCTGGTGCGGCACACACGAACGGTGCTGAGATTGTTCGTCTTGAAAAAAGATTTGACTATCAGCTACCCAAGGTTGTTTCTCTTTCTTCTCCTGAAGATCGTATTCATTACTTTGATGCTGAGAAGTCTGTAGGTGTAGGTCTAACTGCTGGTGTGGGCATTGGTACCACGATTTCCTACGTGGGTGCTGGTAATAGCACCAAGACCAAGTTCATTCCAACCAGAACCATCTACATGCCCAATAACCCGTTCATTCACGGGGAACAGGTTCATTATAGTCCTGGTGCAGGCACCTCGCTCACCGTCTCTAGCGATGGTACAAATGAGCATCCAATATTCAAAAATGTATTCATTCAGAAAATTAGCAATGAACTAGTTGGTATTGTATCTGAAAAGACTGGTATTAACTCTGAAGGAAGCAGACTATTCTTCAATGGTAATATTGGTATTGGTAATAGTCATTTCTTCAGAACCCAACGTGATGTAGTCAACTGTAACGTCAGGTCTGTTGATGTTGTTGTCGGAACTGGCGTTTCTAATCACAATCTAAGACCGAAGGATATTGTTGATGTTACTGTGGTCTCCACAGCAACCAGTTCTGTAACAGCAACCTATAGCAGTGCTACTAGGTATGTAAGCATTGGTGCTTCAGTCAACCCAAGAATTGATGTTACTGTAGGCGACACCCTAGAGATCGACACCTCCTCTAGCACGCTCTCCAATACCACCCTACAGTTCTTCCTAGATCCCGATTTCCAGAAGGAATTTGTTGGTTCTGGTGTATCTGCTATTGAGATCACTGAGGAGTTCTCCCCAGGCATCACTTCTGCAAAGACTAGCGTAAGATTTACTCCACAGGTTCCAGAAGTCTTATATTATCAATTTGTTCCTACTAATACTGGTAAGAAGATTGAAACTAATAAGGAAATTAATGAGTACAACAAGATTGTAGTTAGCAACAGTAAGTTCACTGGTAAATATCCTCTTACCACAACTACTGACTATACGTTCACTTATAACGTATTTGAAATCCCTGAAAGAACTGGTTACACCAGCACTTCAGATCTAAGGTATATTACCAATTCTAATAACGCTAACGGTCCTGTAGGCACTGTTGAGCTGCTTGATGGTGGTAAGCAATATACATCTCTACCAAAGGCATCTGTAGCGTCTACTACAGGTAGAGCAGCAGTTCTTAGACCATTCGGTTCTAACATTGGTTCGATTGATGCTACACAGATTTTGGAGTTTGGATATGACTATCCATCAGACAGAACTCTGCAACCACAGGTCGGTATTCCTCAGGTAATCGTCCTAAAGAACAACTACAGCATCGATCAGGTAGGCGTCACTTCTGCTGGTTCAAAATATACCACAGCACCTGATCTAATTGTTTACAATTCTACCACAGATACGGTCAACACAACACCAGAACTAATTGCACAACTCAATGGTACTGGTGTTGAAAGCGTCAAGATTGTAAACCCAGGCGGCAACATGACCGTCAATGATAATAATCTACTTGCAGTCAATAATAGCAATGGTGTTGGTATTATTAGTGCTACTTACTCAGATCCTAATGTAACACTGCGTCTACAGACACCAACTACAGGTTTCACAACTAGTGACCCCCTCCCTTTCCAGATTGGGGATCAAGTATTTGTTGAGAATGTCGGCGTTTCCACTGGTAATGGATACAACTCTGCTGATTATGAATATCAATTCTTCACAATTACCGGAGTTAATACCGCATTCGGTCTAGTCAACCAAGCAACAATCACATATCCAGTAACCAGATCTCCTGGTAATCATGATGGTCTACAGTTTGGTTCTGTTGCTAGAGAACAAGATATTGCTAAGTTTAGTCTAACATTGAAGGAAGGTGAGTTTGTATCTGGTGAAGAAGTCTATACTAAGAACGCCACATCTAAGGTTGTCTCTGGTATCAAGCAAGATACAGACATCCTAAGGGTCACTTCACTAGCGGGTATCAACACGGGTGATATCTTGACTGGTCGGATATCTGGTGCTTCTGGTGAAGTGCAAGATATTTCTGATTACAGTGCTCACTACAATGTAAGAGCATCTGTAGAAGAGAATTATGGTTGGGAAACTAACGTTGGTTTCCTAGACGACTACTTCCAAAGAATTCAGGACAGTGATTACTATCAACAGTTCGCATACTCCCTGAAGTCTCAAGTTGGTATTTCTAGTTGGAGTGAACCAGTCGATAGTCTTGGTCACATCGCTGGTTTCAAGAAGCATTCTGATCTTCTAATTCCATCTGATAGTCTTGCTGGTCTAGGTAGTACAAGCGTATCTACTGGTATCGGTTCTCAACAAAGTACAATTATTCTAACTAGCGATCCTACTAAACTTTATTGTAAGCATGACTGGGATCTTGTATATGAACTAACAAATGACGAAGCTACACTTAGCGACAAGATTGTATTCAATAGCAACAGATTTGGTGATGCTCTAATCTGTGAAAGCAACAGGGTTCTTGAGATTGATGATATCAGTCCTCAATTCTACGATGATCCAGATATTTCAAGAAGTCTTGAGATCGACTCTTTTGAATATCCACAAGTATCTGCAGCAAAATATTATGCTCAGGTTGTTCTTGATACTGCCTTAGGAATTACATTCAACCAAACGCAATATTGTGAATTTGTAGTATCTCATAACGGAGATATCTCATTCAACAACCAATATTCAGATATTTCTGATGCCTTTAATCTAGGCACATTTAGTACTTCTGTCACTGGTGAAGTTGTATCAGTATTGTTTACACCATACAATACAACTTTTACATATGATATTACATTCTTTAAAGAAACCATGCAAAACGCTGTTGGTGTCGGATCAACATCGTTCGGTCACGTCAAGCGTTCAGGTGTAACTTCTGCAGTCGCATCTTCAGGTTCTCCGACTGAACAAATTATCCAGTCGATCGATGCTGAGCAATTTAAGTCTGGTAGCATAATTGTTTCTGTTGCTGCAGCAACAACTACAGAAAAAAATATTGTTGAAGCTTCTTTCATTGGTGTAGGTTCAACCGCACAATATACAATTTTTGGTGAAATGGATAGTGGGGTTGGATTGGGAACATTCAGTGTTGATATGACTGGAACAAATGATTTACAATTCAAATGGTTACCTGCTGCTGGTATTGGAATAACAGTTTCTACCTTTGCAACATTGGTCGGTGTTGCAACAACTGTTCCTGGAACAGGAATTCCTGGAACAACTTATGAAATTGGTGATACTGCTCTCAGATGTACTAGAACAGAAATTGCAGCATCTGGAAGTCCAACTGCAGAGACAATTGTAACGACTAGTGGAAATTCATACACTTCTTCAAAAATATTAGTTGAAATTCATAATACTACGGATAATGAGTATTCATTCTTCCATGTAGCAGCTAATGTTTATGCCGAAAATGTTAACTACATAAAATACAACAATGTTTCTACAGCAACAACTGCAGGAAGAGACATTCAAAATACTGATATGATTTCTTCTGGGGTTGACGGTATTTTGAGGTTTACTCCACAAGAAAATAAAGCATATATTGTTAGAACATCTGAGATCTCAATTGATAGACCAGATGGCGCTCCTGAGGACCAGCTAATTCCACTATAAAAGAATGTCACAATTTCAGTTAGAATCTATTAACAAAATATACAATTCGGAAACTGAGACTTTCAGGCGTTCTTTTAGATTGACGCATGAAGGAGATCCAATTTTTCGCAAAGAATTTGACGGATCAAATACAGATGACGTATTGTTGGGTGCTGATACATTTGTAATTAATAATCACTTTTATGTGACTGGAGAACCACTGAATTATGATGCTGGTCCAGGAAATACTGCTATTGGAATTAGTCCAAGTAGTCCTGGAGTTGGTGGTGCAACCACTTTACCACAAGAAGTTTATGTAATTAAAATAAGCGAAAATAAATTCAAAGTCGCTGCTGCGGCATCTTATGCACTTTCTGGCGATAATATTGATCTAACTTCTGTTGGAGTTGGAACTACGCACTCATTTACTGCACAGAAAGAAAACACAAAGGCAATTATTGCTCTTGATAATATGATCCAGTCTCCCATTTATGAAAGGGTGGGATCAGCAACAACATTAGTAGCAATCAATTCAAGGGTACTCCAAGTTGGAGATGCTTCTATATTTAAAAATTATGATCTCATTCAAATTGATAATGAGATTATGAGAATACAAGTTGTTGGATTCAATGGTGTTGATAATCAACTTTTAGTTGATAGGGCTTGGGTAGGCACAACACAAGAATCTCATGTAGCAAACGATGAGGTGCAACTTGTATTTGGTGATTACAATATCATTGGCGATTATATCAATTTTGCCGATGTTCCATTCGGTGGACAACGTTTAACCGTTGGAGTTTCATCAGAGCAAGTTAGTGTAGCAACCAGCAGTTTTACCGTTTTATCTGATGTGTTTGAAACCGGTTCTGAGGTTGTTTTAAGAAGTTTAGATCCACCAGCTCCACTTGTTTCAAATGAAAACTATTTCTTGATAAAAAATGGTGCTAATAATTTTTCATTTGCAAGTACCGATGATAATGCACTAACTGGTATTGCAATTACACTTACAAGTCCTGGTATTGGAACTCACAGATTAGTCTATGTTGATGTTCAAAATGGAAGTTCTTTCCAAGGAAGAACATTTATAAGATCAAGTTACGATGGAAATATCATTCTAGATGATATTTCCCAAAACTTCACTGGTATTGCTAAAACATTTACAATCACTAGTGCAGGCGTTAATACTACTGGTATTACTAGTGACTTTGGTGCTATTCTAGTCAATAATATTTTCCAAAAACCAGAAGTTGATTATGAATTCTTGGGTGGTCCAGTAACAGGAATCACTTCAATTGAATTTACTGGTAATAGTAATAGAACTCCAGAGGCATATAATACATTTGATGTGAATGCTAATAGTCTGCCCAGAAAGGGTCAGATTGTTTCCATTGCTCACACTGAAGGATTTGGATATCAGATGCGAGCAGTCGGTACTGGTACTGCTGTTGTTTCTGGTTTCGGTACAATCACAGTTGCTCTTGGTTTCACAGGTACAGGATATCGTAATGGTCCTACAACTTACGAGGTCAGAGTTCTAGGTGGTAGTCCAACCACTGCAGCAGCAGGTACTTTTACAGTTGATGCTGGACATATTCAGGACGTATTCATGAATACTCCAGGTGTTGGTTACACTTGGACTGATGTTCCAAAACTACAGATTGATGAACCAATTCCATATGATGATATTCAACTAATCAGTCAATCGACTGGTGTTGGTGCTTCCGTCACTGTTGAGGTTGGATTTGGTCTGAGTATCTATAATTTCACTTTGAATAGTATTGGATTTGGTTTCACAGCACACGAGCAATTGACTATTGCTGGTATTCCAACCGTAACTAGCATCGGTTCTACATTCCAGAATGCCATATTCACAGTTGAATCAGTTCACGATGATGAGTTTGCTGGTTGGGTCTTTGGTAAGTTGCAGGTTCTTGATGATTTTTCTGCAGAATTTAATGGATCTAAGAGAACATTTACACTGACTGAAAATAATGTTCCTATTAGTATTGAGAAGAAAATTGGTTCTCCAATTAGTCTAGATGATGTCCTACTAATCTTCATTAATGATATTCTGCAGCAACCTGAAGTTGCGTACACGTTTGAAGGAGGAACTCAACTCACATTTACCGAACCACCAGTAGCAGGTTCTACATTACAAATTTTGTTCTATCGTGGTACAGATTCTGATATCTCTACAGAGACAGCATTAGCAACTATCAAACCTGGTGATGATGTTAAGATTTTACGCAACCCCGCTAATATTATTCCAGTAGAGCAAGATCCGCGAGTTGTTCGTGCAATTATTTCTAGGGATACTATTCAGACCGTTAATTATACTGGTCCTGGTATTACTGCTCAGACTTCACCACTTCGCCCAATTGTATGGTGTAAGCAGCAAGAAGACAAGTTCGTCAATGGCGTCAAGGTCAGTAAGTCTAGACCGGAGGATACGTCAAGAGTATTCCCCGCTACAAGACTTATTAGTGATATAAGCACCACTGATACTGAATTCTATACGGTTGGCGGCACACTTATCTTTAGTACAACTGAAGAACCTGATGATACTGATTTTGGTGTAAATATTTGGGATACTCGTGATGAAGTTGGTTTCGGCACAACTACGTTCCAGTTCCCATTAGAAAAAATTGCAGACGGCGTTTCTGTAACTGGTGACTATGGTATCATCGCAGGTATTGGCTCTACTGCGACGGCAATGCAACTAGAGTTCTTCATTCCACTAGATAGTCCTCTACGTGAAAATGAGTTTGGTGGACTAACTAAGACTGGTATTGCTACAGGTGACTTCTTCACATTGTCCAGAACTTATTTTGATAACGGTGCAACAAATGGTCCATTTGCCCTAAATCAAGACCGATCTTCCGTCATTGGAACCTGTACCAATGATAGTATTGACTGTGTTTATCAAGTTTCTCACATCGAAGATGTTGGTGTAAATACTGTAAGAGTGCATACCAACCTACAAACAGGTCATGGATTGAACTTTACAGGTCTTGGTTCTGGTGTCGGTAATTACTATGGTGTTTATAGTTGGGCAAAGTTCACTACAGGTTCTAGAACCGGTTTAGCATTCACTTGTGATCGTGGTCAAGGTTTAGCGGGAATTGAAACCGGTCCTCAGATTATCCGTAAAGAAAAACTATCAATTGAATACTCATAAATAACTCCAAAAGTTTAAAAGTATAATGCCAGCGATCATTACTGATCAAATCAGAATATTGAATGCCAACAATTTTGTTAGTGGTATTTCGACGACTGATAATAGTTACTACGTGTTCATTGGTCTTCCCAATGCATCCGAGATTGATGCTGACTGGAATACGAACACGCCGTATCCGATTGATAGTATTGATCAATACAATGATATGTACGACACGGTGATCTCCGCCAAGAAGGTCACTTCATCTGATGTACTAAAAGTTGTAAGAAAAGTTGATTGGGAATCCGGTACAATCTACGAGATGTACCGTCAAGATTATTCTATTAATAGAACTGCTCCACAGACTGGTGCGACAAGTCTTTATCGAGCAAACTATTATATCATGAACTCAGACTATAGAGTTTATGAATGTATTTACAATGGTGCTTCCCCATCTAACAGTGGTAAGGGTATTGTATCGCTAGAAGAACCAACACATACAGATCTACAACCTAGAACTGAAAGTGATGGTTATATTTGGAAGTATCTGTACTCAATCAGACCAAGCGACATTATTAAATTTGATAGTGTCGAGTACATTCCTGTTCCTGCAGATTGGGCAACTAACACAAACACTGCTGCTGTAAGAAATGCTGCAGTAGACGGTAAAATTGAAGTAGTAACTATTGAAGATGTTACTTCTGCGAGTTATCAGTTCAGTGGAACCAAAAATAACGTCCCAATCAAAGGTGATGGGCAAGATGCACTAGCATCTGTAACATTTGTAAACGGAAAACCAACAACTGCTACTGTTACTAACGGCGGTACAGGTTACACGTTTGGTACAGTTGATTTGGACAGTGTTGTAACTGGTTCTGGTGCTAGTTTTTCAGTTATCATTCCACCTCCAGGTGGTCATGGTTTTGATATCGATCGTGAGTTGGGTGCGAACCGTGTTCTCATTTATTCTCGCATCGAGAATACTGATGTAACGAACCCAGATTTCCCAACTGGTAATCAATTTGCTCGTATTGGTGTCCTAAAGAACCCAACTGTCTTTGGTTCTACTACAATCCAAACAGCATCTAGTGTCGCTGGTACATATGGTCTAAGATTGACTGGTGCAGCAGCGACAACAATGTCTGTCGAAATCGATGGTGAAGTAACACAGACCATCGGCGTTGGTTCTACTGCTGTTGGTAAGATTATTTCTTACGATCCACTAACTAAAGTTCTGAAGTACTGGCAAGATCGTGACCTTGCTACAGATAGTGCTACTGGTTCAGTTCCCACCTACGGATACCGTCTAAATAAATTTACTAGCACCCCCGGAACTGGTGGTAATGTGAATGTGGTTGTAACTACAACTACTGGTACTGAAACTGTAGGTATCGACACTGTTTTCACTGGTGTTTCGACAACCATTAACAACAGAACATACTATTTCGGTCAAACGTTTAACAATGGTCTAGCAAATCCAGAAATTGAGAAGTATTCTGGAGATATGATTTACGTGGACAACAGACCTGAAGTTACAAGGGCAGCTAACCAACGAGAAGATATCAAAATCGTCTTAGAATTCTGATAAAATGCCACAGAACACCAACCTAAACGTCAGCCCTTACTACGACGATTTTGATCCGTCAAAGAACTACAAGCGAGTTCTTTTTAAACCTGGTGTGCCTGTACAGGCAAGAGAACTAACGACTTTACAGTCTATTCTCCAGGATCAGATTGAAAAGTTTGGCGAACACTTCTTCAAAGAAGGTTCGATGGTCATTCCTGGTTCAATCGCTTACGACAGCAATTACTATGCCGTCAAGATTGAGCCAACGTTTTTTGGTGTTGACGTTGAGAACTATACCGACAAACTAATCGGTCTAACCATTCAAGGTAAGACTTCAGGTATCACTGCAGTTGTAAAGCAGGTACTTGTAAGAAATAGGTCTACCGAGAACGCAACCACACTATACATCAAGTATCAGAAGTCCTCTACAGAGAACTTTAGTACAGATGAGTTCTTAGACGGTGAAAACCTTGTTACACTATCTGATTTTACATACGGTAGTACTACCATTTCTGCTGGTTCTGACTTTGCTACCTGCTTCCAATCGAATGCTACAGCAACTGGTTCTGCGTTCGGTATTGATTCCGGGGTCTATTTCGCAAGAGGCGAATTCATCGAGGTCTCCAGTGAAACAATTGTTCTGGACCAGTATGATAACACGCCTTCTTACCGCGTCGGTTTCTTTGTAAATGAGCAGATCATCACTGCTGTAGATGATCCTACCCTATACGACAACGCACAAGGTTTCTCCAACTATACTGCTCCTGGTGCTGATAGACTGAAGATTAGTCTATCACTAATCAAGAAGTCTCTTGATGACTTCCAGGATGAGAACTTCATCGAACTGTTCCGTGTTCGTAACGGTGAAGTCAAGAAGATTGTTCAAAGAACAGTCTATAGCGAAATTGCTAAAGAACTTGCTAGACGTACTTTCGACGAAAGTGGTGACTACTACGTTGATAAGTTCGATCTAAACACAAAAGAAAGTCTCAACGACAGATATTCTACTTTTGGTGTCTTCTTCCCAGAAGAACTGACTGATCAGGGCAATACACCATCGAAGGATTTGATGGAAATCCAGGTAGGTCCTGGTAAGGCATACGTCAAGGGTTATGAAGTTGAAACCTTTGGTTCTACTTTCCTAGACGTTGAAAAACCAAGAACTACGCTATCTATTGAAGGTGCTGGTATCCCATTCCAGGCAGGTAACCTAGTTCGCGTCAATAACATCTATGGTAGTGCAAGTGTTGGTCTTGCTACCACTGGTTCTGTTGATCTTCGTAGCGAAAGACTAGGTAGTGACCTAGACGCTGCTACTGGTCAAAGCATCGGTAGAGCAAGGGTCTATGACTACAAGGCAACCAACAGTGGTTATGTAGATCAGACCTCCCAGTTTGATTTGTATCTGTATGATATCCAGACAGATACTGAAATTACCCTAAACCAAGAACTTGCTCTTAGTGCTCCTGCCTTGATTGAAGGCAAGAACTCTGGTGCTCGTGGTTATCTAAGAGTACAGACAGGCAATATTCTAACACTACACCAGACTTCTGGTGACTTCATCGTTGACGAGGCAATCCTAGTCAATGGTATTGAAAATGGTCGTGTTATCACCAAGGTAACCGAATTCGATGTATCCGATATCAAGTCGGTTCGTTCTGAAATCGGTATTGTAACCTTCAGTGCTGATGCTGTTCTAGAACCTAAGATCAACTACGGTGGTCAAGGTTTTGTGGTCAGTAGTTCATCTGGTTCTCCTGCGATTTCTACAATCACCTCCACAGGTCCAGGATGGACTGTTGGTATCAAGTCTGGTGATATTGTATCCTACGCTAGAACGGACGTTCAGGGAACTATTTACAACCGTGTCGTTACCGTTGTACCAACCAATCAAAGTCTGACTATTGAAGCAGTCGAAGACGTAACTGACGTTGCTACTGGTAGTCTTCCAGGATTTACTGCTCAGGTTTCTGGTCTACAGATTGTTGCACCAAGACTACGCAACTCCCAATCTGGTTTCCTATATGCTGAGTTCCCCAATCAAAACATTGAAAGCGTTGATCTAACCACATCGGATGTCTTCATCAGACGTGAATATCGTGATAGAAGCACATCTGCCCAAAGCGAACTAGATCTACCATCACTATCTGGTACAGACTTTGTATATGCTCCTTTCGATGAGGAAAGATACACTGTATCCTACAAGGATGGTACTGTAGAAGCACTAACCAGTGACCAGTTCGTTCTAACCAACGGTGCTAAGGGTGCTACCATTTCTGGTCTAACCAAGGCAAGTGAAACAGGTGTAATTGCTGTTACTACTCAGCAGAAGTCTAAGGTTACATCCAAGACTAAGATCCTAAATCGTGCTGCTAGCATTACAGTCACCGGTTCCAAGTACAACTATTCCGGCGTCTCCACTGCAGTCAATGACGGTCTAACATTCAATACTGCATATGGTACTCGTGTTCAGGACAGCGAGATCTCGCTGAACGTTCCTGATGTCGTCAATGTTCACGCAGTATTTGAAAGTTCTACTAATGCTGCACCTACTGTTCCCAAGATTACCCTATCTTCGCTGAATGGTCCTAACTCCAATAACACTGACCTAATCGTTGGCGAAATCCTTATTGGTAGTGAAAGTGGCGCTTCTGCAATGGTCTTGGGTAAGACCGGCACTACAGAAATTTTCTACGTTGCTAAGAACACTGAGAACTTCATCGAAACTGAAGAAGTTGTGTTCCAGGAAAGCGGCGTCAAAGGTAACATTTCCCAGATTGACTTGGGTGATGCTGATATTCTTCGTAACTATAGTTTCGATACTGGTCAAAGACTAGAGTATTATGACTTCGGCAGACTGATCAGAAACATCGGTAGTCAAGAACCATCTGGTCAACTACGTGTATTCTTCGATCATTATACCATCAACTCTTCGGATAATGGTGAAATTATCACTACTAACAGTTATCCAAGTTACGATCAAGACGTTCCAAGTTTCAACAATATCAGAAACACTGATGTAATTGATTTTAGACCAAGAGTTGCGAATTATAGTGGTAGTCTGTCGCCATTTGAATTTGAAAGCAGAAATTTTGGATCTTCTGGTCAAACTGTTCCTAACGTCATCGTATCTGACGAGAACATTGTTCTAGACTACAACTACTACGTCGGCAGAAGAGACAGACTGTTCTTGAACCAGGACAGCACATTTACAATTGTAAGAGGAACTCCAGCAGAAGTTCCTGTTCTGCCTGATACTATCGATGATTCATTTGAACTAGCACGTATTGATTATCGTCCATATGTCTATGATGTAAACGCAGATGTAACTATTGACTTCCGTGCTAATAAGCGTTACACAATGCGTGATATCGGTTTGTTGGAAGACAGACTAGAGAACCTAGAATACTACACCAGTCTATCGCTACTAGAAACCAAGACTGAAGGTCTGGTTATTCAAGATCCAGACACTGGTTTAGACAAGTTCAAGTCTGGTTTTGTTGTTGATAACTTCAGCACATTCGATGTAGCAGATAAGTCTGTACCTATCCTCAAGTACGATATCCGTGACGAGGAGATGGTCGCAAGAACTTACTTCGACGACATTGACCTCCTAGTCGGTTCTGAAAGTCTGATCGGTACAAATGGTACTCCAGACCTAAGTGTTGACGTAAGATATGCTACTGACCTTGGTTCTCCCAACATCAAGAAGGGTAAGAACCTAGTAACATTGAACTATGCTCAAGTTGAGCAAGGAACTCAGACCTTCGCTAGCAGGGTAGTCAATATCAACCCATTTGATGTTGTTACATGGCGTGGTCGTATGTCGCTAAACCCAGAGACTGATGTTTGGGTTGAGCGTAGGTTCAACACTGTGAATGGTGGTTGGGGAAGCACACAGGTCATTTCTACCGCTACTGCTATTCCTAATATGCGTGCTCAGAACATTGAGTTCGTTGCTACAAGACTGAAGCCTGGAACTGAGTTTTACAGTTTCTTCTCCAGAACAGATATGTCCGACAATCGGTCATTGACTGTTCCTAAACTGCTAGAAGTTACTCCTGTTCAGGGTGCATTCCAGATTGGTGAAACTGTTGTTGGTAGACTACTCAACAACCAGAACACCACATCTAATCCAGAAATCAGGTTCAGACTTGCTGCTCCTGACCACAAGGATGGTCCTTATGATGCTCCTACATTCAAGTATGCTAATAACCCATACTCCAATGTTGGTCTAAGTTCCTTCTATAGTGAGACCACTGAAGTTCTAAACATCGACACTGGTTCGCTGAACCAAAAGTCTGACGAAAGGTTCTTCGGTTATGTCGTCAAGGATATGCGTTTGGTTGGTGAGACCAGTAATGCTGAAGCAATCGTCAAGGAAGTTCGCCTAGTAAGTGATAACAATGGCGTCCTGGTCGGTAGCGTCAATATCCCAGGTTCTAACCCAACCTTTGCTAACGGCACTAACAACCTTGAGGTATCTGCAGAGAAGACACCAAACACCACTCCTGGTGTAGTCGTTAGTGGTGCTGACGCTAACTTCTTCTCCCAAGGCACGATTATTACTCAAACGACAATCATTAGAAGAGCACGTCCAGCTCCACCACCACCAAGATTTATTGACCCTATCGCACAATCGTTCTTCGTTGAAGAAAACCCAGGTTGCTTCTTCACTTCTGTAGATTGCTATTTCTACAGCAAGAGTGCAACAATTCCAGTAGAACTGAGAATTGTTACCGTAGAAAACGGTGTTCCTACACAGAATCTTGTTCCTGGTGCTTCTGTTGTTCTAGATCCAGGCAGCGTCAATGTTTCTGATGATGCTTCGGCAGCAACAACATTCACTTTTGACGATGTGGTGTATTGTCCAACCGGAGAATACGCATTCGTTCTACTTGCTGATACGGATGCTTATAACGTTTGGATTTCTCGTGTCGGTGAGGAAGATATCTCCACTAAGGACCTACCTGAAATCCAAAAGATCATTATCAACAAGCAACCTTCTCTAGGTTCCCTATTCAAGTCTCAGAACGCATCTACTTGGACTGCTTCTCAACTTGAAGACCTCAAGTTCGTTGCTAGAAAGGCAGAATTCACCCTTGATAGTGGTACTTTCAGGTTCTACAACCCAGAACTACAGACATACAACACCAGAAATAAACTGGAAACAAATGCAATTGAAGTCTTCTCTAAAAAGACAACAATTGGTCTATCCTCTGCTATCACTGCTGAAGGTATCGTAGTTGGTTCTCAGATCAGACAGGACAATGTTTCTGCTTCTGGTTTTGTTGAAAGTCTCCGTGGTGCAATCGGTCTAGCAAACACTGGTCTAAACCTAACCAATGCAGGCGTAGGTTATTCTAACTCTACTTACAATGATGTAAGTTTCACCACCCTAACTGGTAGTGGTTCTGGTGCTGCTGGTATCGTCACTGTAACTGGTGGAACAATCGATAACGTCTGTGTTACTAACTCTGGTTTCGGTTACGCTGTAGGTGATACCCTGACGGCAACCCTTGGTAGCAATACTCTTGGTGCAAACCTACTATTCACAGTCGGTGTTGTTACATCCATCAATACATTTGCACTAACCAATGTAACTGGTGCTCCATTCAATACCAGTGATCAAATTCAGTATGTTCCAACTGATGGTCCAGGTGTTGGTATCGGATCCACCTTGTTCTCCATCGTTCCAACCACAGTAACAGACAATACCGATCAGTTTGACGGAACCTATTTTAAGGTCAATCAAGCAAACCACGGTATGCACGCTGATAACAATCTGGTCAAGATTGAAGGTGCATCTGGTGATACAGTTCCCACCACAATTCAGGTTGGCTATGCTGTAAGTTCTATCGAGAACATTAGTATCGGTAACAGCACAAACTTCAATATGTTTGAAGGTGCTCAAGTTACCAACACAAATCCAGGTTTCGCACTTGTCGGTGATGAGATCATTGCATATACTGGTGTCGGTAATAACCTACTCACTGGTATCACTACTCGTGGTATCGATGGTACAACTCCAAGAACATATGCAGTCAATACTCCTATTCAGAAGTATGAGGTTGCTGGTGTATCCTTGAGAAAAATCAATACTACACACAATTTGGTCAATGCATCCAACACAATTGAAGATAAAGTCAACCTCGATCACTATCACGTCAAGATTACTGGGAATAAGAATTTTAACGCTAGTAAGCTTGCTGGCGGCACCAATGCTACCGCAACTGGAAACATCCAGTTCGATCGCATCGTTCCATCAATCAATCACACAACCCCTAACGGAACTAATATTGCTGCACAAGTAAGAACAGTTTCCGCTACCAGCGTTGATGGTACTGAAATCTCCTTCCAGGATAAAGGTTATGAATCAGTTTCTCTAGAAGGTGAAACTAAGTTCACTGATCCAAGAATGGTTGCTTCTAGGGTCAATGAGGAAAGCAAATTGCTTGCTCTACCTGGTGCTAAGTCGTTCACTTTTGAACTATCACTTTCTACAACCAATAAAGACGTTTCTCCTGTAGTCAATGCATTTGAAAGTTTCATTGTAACAGAAAGTAACCGTACCAACAGTCCTATTGCTAACTATGTGACCGACAGAAGATCCAATCTTTTGGTTCAGGATCCACACGACTTCTCTTATGTGACTAAGATTATCAGTCTAGAGAACCCTGCTACCTCTTTGAAAGTAATCTTTGACGCATTCAGACCTGCTGCTGCAGACATCCGTGTTCTATACCGCCTGTTCCGTGTCGATGGATCTGAAATCGATCGTGTATTTGAATTGATGCCTGGTTTCGATAACCTAGATAACAACGGACAGGTTATTAATCCTAAGAACAATAGCGGTAGATCTGATAGACAAGTTTCGGCAAGTCTAGAGAACCAGTTCCTAGAATACACATTCACAGGAAATAATCTACCACAGTTCAGTGCATATCAGATCAAGGTAGAATGCACAACCATTAACCAAGCACAGTCTCCACGGATCAAGAACTTCCGTGGTATCGCACTAGCATAATGGCTTGGATGTTTGTTTACGAGTATTATTATGAAAAGGGCAAAGGTAGAGGACCACTCCAATCTGGAAAGAGATCTGGAAACGGGAGCGATCCTCAACGTCGATAAGACGGCATATGAACGATATCTTGCTGAAAAAGAAGTTAGATTACGTCAACAAAGAGAAATAGAAGAACTAAGAGCAGAAATTGCGACACTTAAAGCAATGATGCTCAATAAATAACAGTAAGATGGTATTAGGAAATGACAGTTCCAACAGTAAACCTGGTAATTGAGCAGGCAACTGATTTTGCAAGAACCTTTTCTCTAAAAAGGTCTGATGGAGCTCCTTTGAATTTGACTAATTATACTTTCGATGCAAAGATGCGAAAGTGGAGCAATTCTGCTAATTCAATTAGTTTTGGTACTACATATAATTCTGATCCTACTCAGGGAAGACTAACTATTTCGATGGGTAGCTCTGTAACTGGTATTATTACTGAAGGTCGATATAATTATGATATTGTTGTTACTAATACAGAATCTTCCGACATCAAAACAAAAGTTATTACTGGGCAGATCACTGTAAACTCGACCATTTCTTAAAATGCCAGACGATATTGTAGTTCAATTATCAGATGGTGGATTTTCAGCAGATCCAAACATTGGCAGTGATGTAGTAGTAGTTCAATCAACCGCAGGAGGAGATGTGGCAAATCTCGGAGATATTTTAGATGTTGATACATCAAATCTAGATTCTTCCACAAACAAATTTGTAATGATTTATGATTCAGTAACACGTAAATATAAGTTTGTAAATCCAGATGATGTTCTTGATGCGTCTGCTGGAGTATCTACGGATAGATCTACTAATCCAGATCCATTACCTTTAGGTATGACGGATCAAACTTTAGATTATCTTGAAGATGAATTAGACGTTAGGTTGGATAATAAGATTGATGTTGATGCTGGTACTTTTTGAAGAACTCAAATTATTCTAAATATTTGAGTATGTAAAATTATACCACATCAATGGCTGCTCCAGTAATTCAGTTTAAGCGGGGTCAATTTGCCAATCTACCAGGACTTCGTGCGGGCGAACCTGGTTTCACAACGGACAAATATGACCTCTACGTTGGTTTAAACTCAACATCCAACGGCAACAAATTCTTCGGTTCACACAGATATTGGACTAAAGAAACTACTACCGAAGGTTCTGCGGTAAGAATCGTAGAAGGTAGTGATAACGGCGAAAACTATATCGAACTAAAGGCACCTGCTGCTCTAGCAAGTAACCTAACCCTAACATTCCCAAATGAAATCGTTACAGATGGTTACCTTAAGGTAGCTGCTGACGGTACTCTAACTTGGGATGATACCCTAGACGCAACAAACGTCAACGCTACTGGTGTTGGTACAGTTGCATTTCTACAATCGACAACAGTTAACGTTTCCGCAGGCACTACTGTCGGTGGTGCTCTAGACGTAAATGGCGGCGCAGATATTTCTGGTGGTGAAACCACCCTTTCATCCGCAACAGTTTCTGACCTAACAGCAGGTCGTGTTCTTCTAGCGGGTACTTCTGGTGCCCTAGAAGACAGCGCTAACTTGACCTTCGGTGCTAATGGTCTAACAGTTACCGGTGAGGCAACAGTCTCTGCTGGTATGACTGTAACCGGTGCTCTAAATGTAGACGGTACATCCACTTTCAATGATACCGTACAAGTCAGCGCTGGAAATTCAATTGGTATTGGTACAGACTCACCAGAAGGGTCGTTCTTGCATATTCACAGTGCAACTGAAAGGACAATTAATGTTGACGGCGCTGCAGACTTAAGTAAGGCATTTATTAGACTTTCTGGAGAAGGTGGTGGTGGTCCCGGTGAAGGGATGAGCAGTCTATACCTTGATCCCAACCAAGTTATTACTGATGATGATACTCTACTCTTTGGCGTAACCCATGCTCCACAAGGACCAGGTTATGTTAGATCAATTAGATTTGGTGGCGGAAACGGCGCAACCAATATTGATTATGATCAGATGTGGCTGAATACAGTCAACGGCACTCTTCACGTTGCTGGTATCGCTAGCGTAGGTGGTCTTGATGTTATTGGTGTTACTACTTCCACAGGTGGTTTTTCTGGTGATCTAACTGGTAACGTAACTGGTAACGTAACCGGTAACGTAACTTCGACCGGAAGCAACTCCTTCGGACAAGTATCTGTCTCGGGTGTAACAACCTCCACGGGCGGATTCGTTGGTGACCTAACTGGTAACGTAACTGGTGATCTAACTGGTGTTGCTTCCACAGCAACTAAACTAGAGACTGCTCGTAACTTCAGTGCTTCTGGCGATGCAACTGCTCCTGCAGTTTCCTTCGACGGTACAGGCAACGTTGACCTAGCACTAACCCTAGCGAACTCTGGTGTATCTGCTGCAACTTACGGTTCACAAACTGAAGTTCCAGTTATCACGGTTGACGCAAAAGGTCGCATCACATCTGCTACCACCGCTGCCGTTGGTACTGCACTAACCGTAACTGGTGACTCTGGTTCTGAGCAGATTAATCTTCTAACCGAAGCACTATCGATCACTGGTGGTACAAACGTAACCACAAGTGCTGCTTCTAATGGTGTTGAAGTTGCTCTTGATGCAGACATTTCTGTAACAAGCGTCAACTCTTCCACAGTTAACGTTTCTGCTGGTGCTACTATTGGTGGTGCTGCTGATCTAAACGGTACTCTTGATGTTGCTGCTGAGGCAACTCTTGCTTCTGCTATCGTTTCTGACCTAACTAATGGTCGTGTTGTTCTAGCGGGTACATCTGGTGCTATCGAAGATAGCGCTGACTTGACTTTCGGTGCTAACGGTCTAACAGTTGGTGGTCAACTAAGCGTTTCTGGTGTTACTACCTCCACAGGTGGTTTCGTTGGTGATCTAACTGGTAACGTAACCGGCAATGTAACCGGCAATGTAACTGGTGACCTAACTGGTAACGTAACCGGCAATGTAACTGGTGATGTAACTGGTAACATCAACTCTACTGGTGTTTCCACGATTGCTCAACTAGAAGCATCGACAGTTAATGCAACTGGTATCGTAAGTGCTACTTCCTTCGCAACTGGAGCCGAAGGCAGTGCTCTAATCGTAACCAGCAATAGCATTACTGGTCCTTCTTCCTTCTTCCTTGATCCTGCTGGTGTTGGCGACAACACAGGTCGCGTCATCATCAAAGGTGACCTACAGGTTGACGGTACTCAAACGATTGTTAATTCGACAACCGTTACTGTTGCCGATAAGAACGTAATGCTTGCCGATGGCGCTGCGAATGATGCAGCTGCTGATGGCGGCGGTATCACAGTTCAGTCTGGCGACGGCAACAAGACCTTCCAGTTTGAAGCAACTGGTGATAACTTCGGTTCTTCCGAGAACATCAACCTAGCAACCGGCAAGGTCCTCAAGGTTAACAACACTGAGGTTCTAAGTGCAACTGCTCTAAGCAGCAGCGTTGTTGTTAATGTTGCTTCTCTAGACATCGATGGTGCTAGTGAAACAGCAGCACTTGCAGACGCAGACCTATTCGTCATTGACGACGGTGGTGCTGGTACAAACCAAAAACTAACTGCCGCAAACCTTAAGTCTTATGTCCTTGGTGGTGGTGCTGGCGCTACCTTTGAGGCAATCAAGGTAACGGGTATTGCAACTCTAACTCAGACTCAGACCAACGACATCATTGTTTCTGCTGGTGCTACTGTAACCGGTGCTCTAGACGTTGATGGTGGTGCTGATATCAGCGGTGGTGAAACAACACTATCTTCTGCAACAGTTTCTGACCTAACAAACGGTCGTATCGTCCTAGCAGGTGCATCTGGTGCTCTTCAAGATAGTGCAAACCTAACCTTCGGAGATAACGGTCTATTCACTGCTGGTGATGTAAATGTTTCCGGCATTGTAACCGCTTCTTCTGGTTTCGTTGGTGCTCTAACTGGTAATGTAACTGGTGATGTAACCGGTGACGTAACTGGTGATCTAACTGGTGATGTTTCTGGTAACATCAGCGGTGCTGCTGGTACATTCTCTTCTTATGTACACGCTGCAGACTTCCGCGACACAGATGGTTCACTAGTTCCACTAGTTGGTGTTTCTTCTGCTTCTGCTCACACAGGTCTAGTTACCGCGTTCAAGTTCGTTGGTACTGGTCTTGAAGAGTACAAGGTTGAGAACGAAGTTGCAACCATCCGCGTTTCCGGTGTTGCTGCTTCTACCTACACCACTTCATCCACATTCACTGCAACTGACGCTCAGACAACATTTACGTTTGTTCCTGGTTATACAGAAGGATTCGTTGATGTATACCTCAACGGTATTCGCCTAATTACGGGCACTGACTTCACTGCAAACGACGAATCTACCGTTGTTCTTGCTTCTGGTGCAACTGCTGGTGATGAAGTTGAAATCGTTTCCTTCAAGGAACTCGGCGACCTCATTCACGTTCAGTCGCTCAAGTCTGTTGATAACCTAACTGCTGGTATCGTAACAGCAACTTCGACAAACTTCAGCACACTAACTGCTGGAATCTCCACTATCGGCAACATGGTTGTCGGTACTGGTTCTACTGATGTTATCGTCAATGGCGACTTCCAGGCAACTGGTACTGTTAAGATTGGTGATTCCACAATCACACTTGATGGTAATACCGACATCATCACTGCTGCTGGCGTCAACCTAAGCGGTGTTACTACTTCCACAGGTGGTTTCGTTGGTGATCTAACTGGTAACTCTGATAGCGCAACTCAACTTCAGACTGCTCGCAACTTCTCCGCAAGTGGTGATGCAACCGCTTCTGCAGTTTCCTTCAACGGCACAGATGGTGTTGACCTAGCACTAACCCTAGCAACCGTCAATAGCGACACTGGTTCTTTCGGTTCACAAACCCAGATTCCAGTCGTCACTGTTAACGCTAAGGGTCTTGTTACTGCAGTAACTACCGCAAGCGTTGGTACTGCACTAACGGTTTCTGGTGATACCGGTTCTGAGGATATCAACCTCCTAACTGAAACACTAACAATCAGCGGTGGTACAAACGTAACCACAAGTGCTTCTTCCAACTCTATTTCGGTTGATCTAGATTCCGACATTAGCCTAACAAGCGTCAACGCTACAACAGTTAACGTTTCCGCAGGCACTACTGTCGGTGGTGCTCTAGACGTAAACGGTGGTGCAGACATCTCCGGCGGCGAGACAACACTTTCTTCCGCTACAGTATCTGATCTAACCTCCGGTCGCGTCGTTCTCGCAGGTACTTCCGGTGCCCTAGAAGACAGCGCTAACCTAACCTTCAACGGCACAATCCTAAGTGCTCCTCAGGTAAGCGCTACAACGTCTGCTACGCTTGCTTCCGCAGCGATCTCCGATCTAACTGATGGTCGCATCGTTCTCGCTGGTGCAAGTGGCGAACTAGAAGACAGCGCTAACTTGACCTTCGGTGCTAACGGTCTAACCGTAACCGGTGGTTCGATTGTTTCTGCTGCTTCTACCTTCAGCGACAACCTAGACGTTGGTGGAAACGTAATCGTTACCGGTGATCTAACCGTCAACGGTACGACCACCCAACTAAACACCACTCAAACAACTGTTGAAGACGTTCTTCTAGAACTCCAGGTTGTTGATGGTTCTGCTCCTGTTTCTGATACCAACAAGGACGTTGGTATCGTCATGAACTACTTCAGTGGTTCTGCTAAGAAGGCAGCAGTATACTGGGACGACAGTGCAGCACGCTTCGCACTATCCGACGATGCTTCTGAAACCGGTGGTGTTCTAACCGCTTCTTCTTACAGTGGTCTAGAAATCGGTTCCTTGTTCTTGAACGACTGTGCTGGCGCTTCGCAGGTCATCTCCTGCAGCGGCACCACCCGCTCGCTAGAGAACATCAGCATCGACGGCGGTACATTCTGATAAGGTTCACTAAAACCTAATAAATAGGGGGGCAACAAACGCCCCCCTTTTTTTTATGAACGACCAACTGACTCTTGATGACGCAGCTGTTCTAATTCAAGTATATCAAAAACGTTTGACGGATGCTCAAGCACAATGTATTGCGCTTGAAGCAAGAACAATTAGACAGCAACAACAACTGAATGCTTCTGCTGAGGTTATAAATAATCTACAACAACAGTTGCAGAATACTGATCAAAAAACCCAGACTGCTAAAAGGGTAAATACCAAAAAGGCAGTCGATAGTGGCGAATTTTGATTAGGAAAATAACTGCTACATAGCAGATTTTTGTTCGTTTTAAATGTCATCACCATTAATCAGAATTAAAAGGTCAGCAGTTGCTGGCAAGGTTCCTCACTATCCTTCGCAAATTGACCTAGGTGAATTTGCGATCAACACCGCTGACGGCAAAGTTTTTATTGCCGCAGGAACAGAAGGTGTTGGTGTAGGAACTACTGTAATTGAAGTAGGTATCTCGACAGAAAACCTACTTACAGGTATTGTAACATCTACCACGATTAATACCACTAATTTGACGGTTACGAACCAGATTAGTGGTATTTCTTCTGGTGCTGCAAAGGTTGAAACTGCGACGGATGCAGGTAATCAGTGGCATCATGTTGGTTTTCTAGATCATAGAACAGGATATCAAAAATTAAAAACAAATGGATTGACCTACAACCCAAGTACCGGAAAATTATACGCTGGTATTGGTAGTTTTGGTACAATCACTGGTGCTCTAACAGGTAATGTTACTGGTAATGTTACTGGTAATGTAACGGGTGATGTAACTGGTAATATTAGTGGTGAAGTAACTGCTTCTCAACTATCTGTTACTGGTATTGCAACCATTTCTGGTTTAACTTTTCCATCTTCTGATGGTAATTTAAATCAAGTTCTTACCACAAATGGAAATGGGATACTAAGTTTTGCTGATCAAAGTGGTGGTGGTTCAAAACCAACCGAAGAAACTTTTACTGCGACTGCAGGGCAGACAGTTTTTACTACTAGTTCTGGATTTGGAGATGCAAATTTCCTATTTGTATTTGTTAATGGTGTAAAAATGCGTTTAACTAGTGATTACAGTAAAAATTCAAGTAATAATACGATCACATTTACCAGTGGACTGAATGTTGGTGATGAAGTAGATATCGTTATCACCTGATAAATAAAGAAAAGTAATTATAGATATGGCGAACCCTGCTTCCAGACAAGATCTAATCGATTACGCAAAAAGGCAGCTGGGTTATCCTGTATTGGAAATCAACCTTGCGGATGAGCAGATTGATGATCTGATGGATGACGCTATTCAGGTATATCAAAACCGCCACATGGATGGTGTCGAGTTGATGTATCTGAAACATAAGATTACGCAGAACTTTATTGACGCCATTGAAGCAAGAGGTGATGATAAGACTATCGGCATCACCACCACTACTGCTACTGCTAACATCACAGGCATTGGTACAACGACATTTAGTTACGAAGAGAACCAGAACTTCATTCAAGTTCCTGATTCAGTAATTGGTGTAGAAAAAATCTATAAGATTGATAATCGTGTTATTTCAACCACGATGTTCAACAACTTGAACTATCAATTCTTTATGAGTGACTTCTTCTACTTCACTGGGTTTGAGATGCTCACCTATGCGATGACTAGAAGTTATCTTGCTGATGTTGATTTTCTACTAAATCCATCTAAGCAAATTAGATATAACAGACGACAGAATAGACTATATCTTGATACGGATGCTCAAAGTTTGACTGCAGGAGATTATCTACTCATTCAATGCTATAGAGTTCTAAACCCGAATGACTTTACTAAAGTCTATAACGATCCATTTCTAAAGAGATACTTCACTGCTCTGATGAAGCGACAGTGGGGACAGAACCTGATCAAGTTCCGTGGGGTCAAACTACCTGGTGGTATTGAACTCAACGGTCGTGAGATCTATGAGGATGCTCAGCAAGAACTGAAAGAACTGACTGAGCGTATGCCTTGGGATTATGAACTTCCACCAATGGATATGATTGGCTGATATGCTAAATCCATTCTTTACACAAGGCACTGGTAACGAGCAAACGCTTGTTCAGAATTTGATTGACGAGCATATCAAAATGCACGGCATTGAATTCACATATTTGCCGCGCCAATTCGTCAATGTAAAGACGATTATGCGGGAGGTCACTACTTCCAAATTTACAATGTCTTGCCCCATTGAAGGGTACATTCAAAACTATGATGGTTTTGGGGATAACCACAATATTCTGACGAAGTTTGGTGTGCGTTCTACTGCAGAGATGGAGATTGTTATCTCCCAAAGACGTTTTGAAGATAGTATTACTGGTCTTTTACAAGATGGATATACAAAATTGGAAAATAGTCCAGTAGATCTCACCAACTACCCCAACAGACCAATGGAAGGGGATTTGCTTTATTTTCCACTGGGAGATATGTTATTTGAGATTAAATATGTCGATCATGAGCAACCATCATTCTATCAGTTGCAGAACAATTACACATACTTACTGAAGTGTGAGTTGTTTGAATATGAGGATGAAGTTATCTCTACTGGTATTGAGAATATTGATAACAATTTTGAAGAGACTGGATACAACGCAACACTTACTTTGCTGGGTATTGGTTCTACTGCGACGGCAATCACATCAATTGTCGATGGCGCAGTTCATGTAATCAGACTAGTCAATGAAGGTGAAGGATACACTGGCGATCCAATCGTCAGGATTCAACCACCTACAACTGGTGTTGGTGCTCAGGCTGTTGCTATTACCACAGCAAATCAGGGTGGTACAAGATCTCTACAAGAAATCTATATCACAAATGTTGGTTCTGGTTATACCTTCATTCCTAATGTTCAGATTGAATCTACTGATGGTAAGGGTTCTGGTGCTATTGTTCAAGCAGGTATTGGTACAACCGGGTCTGTTGGTGTAGTTACTGTATCTTACAGTGGTAGAAACTATGCTGTTACACCAACAGTAACATTTAGTGCTCCTCCTGCAGGCGGTGTTACTGCAATCGGCACTGCTGTTCTCAATAATTTTAATGAGGTTGCGGAGATCAGGGTTCTCAATGCTGGTTATGGATACACTGAGGCACCTACCATTACAGTCGCTGCAGCGGGTACAATTGGTGTGGGTACTTATAGGTACGGAGACTACATTAGAGGCGTCTCTACGGGCACCACAGCGTTCGTAAACAAGTGGGATCAACCTACCCTAACACTAAATGCACGCAACCTAACAGGGCGCTTTGCAGTCGGTGAGGTCATTGTTGGTAGGGGCACCACTAGCAGTAGTGTCGCTTACACACTAAATAGCATTAACTATCTGGATGATGATCCTTACGATAGCGCTGAAGACTTCCAAACTGAAGGTGCAGAAATTTTAGACTTCAGTGAGGAAAACCCATTCGGGGAGGTTTAATTTATGTTTGGAACATACTTTTATCACGAAATTATTCGTAAAATCGTAATTGCTTTCGGTACGATGTTTAACAACATCGAAGTCCGCCATAAAGCAGACGACAATAATGATACTCTAAGTAGTCTCAAGGTACCCATTGCATATGGTCCTATACAGAAATTTCTGGCTAGGATTGAGCAGCAACCTGATTTCGATAAGAACGTTGCTATTACACTACCTAGATTGTCGTTTGAGATCATTTCGTATCAATATGATCCCAGCAGAAAAATTGCACCTATCACCAAGTTCTGTGCGGTAGAAGGCAACACCATCAAGAAGATGTTTATGCCTGTCCCATACAACATTGGGTTTAGGTTGAGTTTTGCTGCTAAGTTGCAGGATGATGTTCTTCAAATCCTAGAACAGATCCTACCAGTATTTGCACCTTGCTTCACACTTACTGTAAATCTCATTCCAGAAATCAATGAGAAGCGTGATATTCCATTCTGCCTGAATGATATCTCTTTTAAAGATGACTATGAAGGCGACTTCAGCACTAGAAGGTTTATTGTCTATGAGATAACCTTTACTGCTAAGACATATTTCTACAACGAACTACCTACAGACGAAGCAGGTGGTCTCATCAAAAAGGTTCAGGTCGATTACTCTGCTGGTATCAGAGCACCAAGAGAAGTTCGTTATACAGTTACACCTGCTGCTACCAAAGACTACAACGACGACGAGACAACAAATATTACTGCTACACTTGAAAAAGGTAAGACCTTGATGAAGGTTGCAAGTAGTGCTTCACTTCAACTACGAACCTTTATTCAGGTCAACGATGAAGTTATGCGTATTGAAGGCATCAGTAACACTGATATTATTGTTGCCCGCGCTCAATATGGTACAACCGAGGCAGAACATTACAATGGAGATAAAGTTAATATCATCAATACTGCAGATGATAATCTAATTCAACCAATGGACGACTTTGGTTTCAATGAGGATACTGAATTCTTTACAGACTTTAAGACTTATAGTCCAAGTCAAGGGATCGATGTCTAATGGAAAAGCAGTTCGATGCTATCGACAAGGCACTTGACGTAAAGGCGGAGATCGTTGAAGGTACGAAAAAAGAGAATATTGTAAGGGAAGTTCCAGACGATCCACAAAAAGATTATGAATATAGTAGGGCACAACTTTATAATTTAATCGAAAAAGGTCAAGAAGCAGTTAGTGGTATTCTTGACCTAGCACAAGATAGTCAGCATCCTAGAGCATTTGAAGTTGCCGGTCAGTTAATTAAATCTGTAGGTGATGTAACGGATAAACTCCTAGATCTTCAGAAGAAAATGAAAGACATGGAGAAACCTCAAGGTGGTCCGAAGACCGTTAATAACGCACTATTCGTTGGTAGCACTGCAGAATTGCAGAAACTTTTGAAGGAAGGTTTGCTAAATAATGACAAGTAATACGAACTTTCAAGGTGAAGAAGTGCCCTGCAGGTCAATACTACTGTTTTGACGACAAAAAATGCAAGAAGATTCCTAATGGTTACCATGTAGGTGCTAGGGGTCGCTTGGAGCAGGACGAAGATGAGGAAACCGAAACTAACGGAAACGGTAATGGTAACGGTGGAGATGGTGGTTCTATGGGCGAAGAATTGAAGTTAGAAGATCTTCGTAAGTGGTTTGGTAAAGGTAAGGAAGGTGGTGCTGGTGGTGGCGGTTGGGATCGCTACAACACTAAAGGTGAGCGTATGGGCAAATGTGCTCGTGAACCTGGCGAACCTAAACCAAAATGCCTATCTAAAGAAAAAGCAGCAAAAATGAGCAAGTCAGAAATTGCTTCTGCAGTTCGTAGGAAGCGTGAGCAAGATCCTGTTGCAGATAGATCTGGTAAAGGGGGAGCACCAAAAATGGTTTCTAATAAAATTGATGAAAGAACTCTTACTAAAGGTGAGGAGAAAACCAAAGAAAAGTATGTAAAGGGTATGAAGAAGTCTGCTAAGGACTTCAAAGCACGTTATGGTGAACGTGCTAAAGAAGTAATGTATGCTACTGCTACTAAAATGGCGAAAGAAGAGAACATTGAAGAGATCGCACCTGCGGTTGCCGGTGCTCTAGCTGTTGGTAAAATGGCAGCAAAAGCAGCAGCGAAGAAAGGTCTTCAGTCAGTAGGAAAGGCAGTCGCTGCTGATGCTACTAAAGCTATGGTTGGTGGTACAGTTAACAAGGGACCAGTTGCTGCTGCATCCAAACCTGTAGCAAAAACTGCAAGTCCATCAACAACTGCTATTACCAAACCCCAACCTGGGATGCAGTCTATGAAAGCACCCAGCATTCCCAGTACTCCCAAAAAAATTCCACCAAAGTCTGTTGTAAAAGGACCAGCTTCTGTTGCAAAACCTGCAGACACTACTCAAAAACCAACTGCAAAACCTTTTAAACCAACAACTTCTGAACCAACAAAACCAGAATCTAATACTACTACAAAAAGAAAATCTGGAGAAAAAAGAGAACTAGCTAAGAAAGGTCTTGAAAAAGCAAAGTCTGCAGTTAGTCAGTATTCTTCTATGTTTGGTACGACAGAGCAAGTAGAATACCTAGACGAAAAGAACGTTCCTACTAATCCGTCGCTTTGGTCTAAAGCCAAATCTATGGCTAGATCAAAGTTCGACGTATATCCATCCGCTTATGCTAATGGATGGGCTGCTAAGTGGTACAAATCCAAAGGCGGCGGATGGAAGAAATCTGCAAAGGAAAGTTATGAGCAGGAAAGACAACTACCTACTTTTAGTCAGTTTAGGGAGGCTGCTACTTATAGCGAACTTAATGAGATGATTTCCACAACGGGAGTCAGAAAAGCAGATCCTGATAACCCTTCATCATATAAAAAAAGACCTGAGGAGAAACCAAAACGCAAAGCAACAATTTCCACCAAGGGTGTTAGATTTTTCGATAAGAAGGGTACAGGTTACATCAAAGGAGGAGTAAAGACTTATGAATCCGCAGCATGGACAAGAAAAGCAGGAAAAAGTGAAGAAGGAGGACTCAACGAGAAAGGCAGAAAATCTTACGAACGCGAAAATCCTGGAAGCGACCTTAAAGCACCAAGCAAAAAGGTTGGAAATCCCAGAAGGAAATCGTTTTGCGCTAGAATGAAGGGTATGAAGGCAAAACTTACTAGCAAGAAGACTGCAAACGATCCTGATAGCAGAATCAACAAATCACTAAGAGCTTGGAATTGCTAAAAATCAAATGATTTTATTTAATGGTGACTCTTGGTGTTGGGGGTTCAATCTTAAAAATAGAGAAGATAGATATGTTGTGAAAGTTGCAAACAAATGCAATTCCAAATATACGGATTTATCTTTACATGGGTGCAGTAATCGCAAAATAGTTAGAACTACTCTTGAACACGATATTACTAAGTATGATCTTGGTATTATTTGTATGACTTATAAGAATCGTACAGAATTTCATCTGAACGGTAAGTGGGAAAATATAAATCCGGGTAGAGGTAATAGATTAAAATTTTTAGATTATTATAAAAATTATTATTCTGAAGAATATGGTAACTCAGATGAATTTATTTTTAGACAAGCAATAATTGATCACTTTAAAGCAAATAATGTACCACTATTGCTTTTGACTGTGGCTAAAGCATCAAAATATAATTATGATTTGAAATTAAATACACCAGATATTCCTTTAGGATCTACTCTACATCCCACTGAAGAAGGACATTCTATTTTAGCAGATAGAATTTATGAAAAAATTTTAAAATTTAGATAATTATGTCTGGCGAAATTTATCTTGGTAATCCTAATCTAAAAAAAGCAAATACACCCATTCAATTTACTCAAGAACAAATTCTTGAGTTTATGAAGTGTAAGGACGATCCTGTCTATTTTGCTAGAAATTACATCAAAATTGTTTCTCTTGATCATGGTCTTGTACCATTTAACATGTATCCTTTTCAAGAGAAGTTGATTCAAAACTTCCATGATAATAGATTTAATATCTGTAAGATGCCTCGTCAGACTGGTAAGTCCACGACTTGTGTGTCTTATCTTCTACACTATGCTGTATTCAACGATAACGTAAATATTGCAATCCTTGCTAACAAAGCATCCACTGCTCGTGACTTGTTGGGACGCTTACAATTAGCGTACGAAAACCTGCCAAAATGGATGCAGCAAGGTATCATAGCATGGAACAAAGGTTCTATGGAGTTGGAAAATGGCTCAAAAATTATTGCTGCTTCTACTAGCGCCAGTGCGGTACGGGGTGGCTCTTATAATATTATATTCCTGGACGAATTTGCGTTTATTCCTAACCATATCGCTGACGACTTCTTCGCTTCTGTTTATCCTACTATATCTTCTGGTCAGTCAACCAAGGTAATTATGGTTTCTACCCCACACGGTATGAACCATTTCTATCGTTACTGGCATGATGCTGAACGGGGTAAGAATTCTTATGTTGCTACTGAAGTTCATTGGTCTGAAGTTCCTGGAAGGGATGCTAAGTGGAAAGAGCAAACTATTGCTAACACATCAGAGCAGCAATTCAAGATTGAGTTTGAATGTGAGTTCCTAGGTTCTGTTGATACACTCATTGCACCTTCTAAGTTGAAGGCAATGGTTTTCGAGGATCCAGTATTGTCTAATAATAGTCTCCTAGTATATGAAAAACCACGAGAAGATAGAGATTATATTGTTACTGTTGACGTTGCTAGGGGTGTCTCAAAAGACTATTCCGCATTTATTGTTGTAGATATTACAGAGTTCCCATACAAAATGGTTGCTCGATATAAGAACAATGAAATCAAACCGATGCTGTTTCCCAGCGTCATTCAGGAGACAGCAGAAGCATACAACAATGCATATGTTCTCTGTGAAGTCAATGACATTGGTGACCAAGTTGCATCTATTCTAAACTTTGATTTGGAATATGAAAACGTATTGATGTGCTCAATGCGAGGTCGGGCTGGTCAGATTGTGGGTACAGGTTTCTCTGGTAAAAAGACACAACTTGGCGTCAAGATGAGCACTACGGTCAAGAAAGTTGGTTGTTCTAACCTAAAGACTTTGATCGAAGAAGATAAGTTACTCATCAATGACTATGATACCATCAGTGAACTAACAACTTTTATTCAAAGAAAGCAGTCTTTTGAAGCAGAAGAAGGTTGTAATGATGACCTTGCGATGTGCTTGGTTATCTTCGCATGGCTTGTAGCACAAGACTACTTTAAAGAAATGACGGACAATGATGTCCGAAAAAGAATTTATGAAGAGCAGAAAAACCAGATCGAACAGGACATGGCTCCGTTTGGGTTTGTATCTGATGGACTAGGAGAAGTCGGTGGTGAACTAGATAGTAACGGTGATCGCTGGTATACCGATGAGTATGGTGACCTTAGTTATATGTGGGAGTTCCAATGATTGATCCAAAATGTTTAAAAGGTGAAACCGTTTTGGGACATGATACTCGTGGTTTCATAATGCCTTGTTCTTGGTGTGCAAGTATAATTCGAGATGAGGAACTTAAATCCTTAGTTAAAGACCACCTAAAAATATCAAATGTAGATTCTGTTGAACAAATTATTAATTCTAAAGAATGGAATGAATTTTTTAGAGTTCTGAAGGAGCAACCAGAAGATGCTCCACAAATATGTAAATTGCTATGCAAAACTGGATATGAAGTTAAGAAATACGATCAATATTGATACTACCAATAAATGTACTTTAAAATGTCCAGCTTGCAATCGACAAGTTAGACATTCGGATGGTAAAGTCCCTGGCGATGATATTTCTCTAGATGATTTTAGAAAAGTCGCTAAGTACTTTGATGTAGTTCATTTAAATGGCCAACTTGGCGACCCTACTTTACATAAAAATTTTCACACTCTTTTAGAAATTTGTATTGAAGAAAATACGAATCTTATTATTAATAATGCATCCACTTTTAGATCATATGCTTGGTATCTAAAGGCATTCAATCTATCAAAGAAAGGTAATATTAAATGGATTTTTGCAATTGATGGTCTTCCTGAAGATAGTCATAAGTATAGAATTAATCAGGACGGCAAAAAGTTGTATAAAATGATGCAACTTTGTTCTAGTATGGGAATTGAAACTCAATGGAATTACATCATATTCAATTATAATGAAGATGATATAGAGACTGCCAAAAAAATGGCTAGATCTATTGGAGTAACATTTAATTTAATTAAATCTGCTCGTTGGGAAAAGGAAACTGGAATGGATAAGTACAAACCAAGTGATCCAAAAAATCATTTAGAAAGAGACTTCTTTGATTACTACCATAAAAAACCTAGGATTTTATAAATAATTTTAGTCTAAAATTAGGGTTACCGCAGGGGAGTTCAGAATGGCACTTCAGTTAGCATCTCCAGGCGTTCAGGTTAGGGAGGTAGATCTAACTCGCGGTGGTGTTGATACAACTATCAACGTCAAGGCGGGTATCGCAGCACCTTTCCAACAGGGTCCTGTAAATGAGATTGTAACTATCACAAATGAGAAGGAACTCGTCGAAGTTTTTGGAGAACCAAGTTCTTCGACAACAGATTATCAATACGAGTCCTGGTATGCATGTTCAAACTTCTTGTCCTATGGAGGACAGTTGGACGTTGTACGTTGTGGTGGTGGTGATCTAAACAACGCAAACGTTGCTGTTGGTGCATCTGCACAAGCAAGTTTGCTAATTGAAAACTACGACGATTATAATAACAATCACGTTGGTGATACTAATTGGTACTGGGCAGCAAAGAACCCAGGCAATTGGGCACAAGAATTGAAAATTGCAGCAATCGACGCTGCAGCGGACCAAAGAATTAGCGGCATCTTAACTACAAATGTTGGTACAGCAGACACTGGATTTATCAGTGCTCACAACATTCAAGTTGGTTACGCTGTAACTCAAAATCTTGAAGGGACACAAATCGGTATTGGTACCACATCTGATGCTAATGGTTATCTAAAGGGTGTCATCACTGGCGTTGGTGCAAGTTTCGTTGATGTTAAGATTGTTTCTTACGTTTCCGGTCTAGGCACTGCTACCAACATTGATTATCAAGAGAACTCTTTGTATGAGTTTAAAGTGGGTGATGGAAAGCAGATTGGTATTTCTTCCTTCACGTTTGGTGACGTTGGTATCCTAACTGGTACTGCTGTTAAGCAAGACTGGTATGATCAGCAAAACGTTCTAACCAGTGTTGCTGATGGTGGTACTGATCCGGTTACCGTTGCTTGGAGATCTGTTCTTCCAAAACCAAGAACAAACGTTTATGTTTCTGATAGAAACGGTCGTTTTGACGGTCTAAACGTTGTAGTTATTGATACTGACGGTAAGGTAACTGGTACTCCAGGCAGCATCCTTGAGAAGTTTGGTAACCTATCGAAGGCAGCAGACACTGAAGTTTCTCCAAACAAGTCGGTTTACTATAAATCGTACCTTGCAGATAATTCCAAGTATATCTACGCTGGTATCTCGCTAGTCAACGCAACAGATAGTTTCCACAATACTGCTCCAAGAGTAGTTGGTTTCCAGACCGCTACTGCAGTAGGTCTAAAAGGAGCTGCAGCAGGTGCATGGGGTCAAGATGCACAGAACATTGTATTCAATGGTCTAGGCAACGCTTCTTACGTTACTAAGATTGGTCGTGACTATTCAGGTGTAGGTAACTTTACTGCCCCAATCGGTGATGTTCTAACATCTTATGATAAACTAGCAGATCCAGTTAATAGCAACATCAGATTCCTACTACAAGGTGGTGCATCTGGTACTAAGGAAGAAGAGCAAGCGAAAGCAAACAAACTCATCTCCATCTGCGAAACACGTAAGGATTGCGTTGCATTTATCTCACCAAACCGCGATAGTTTGGTTAATATTACCAGCGAGAGCACACAACTAGACAATGCTCTTTCGTTCCATGCTCCTATCACTTCT